AGATTGCCGTTGATAAATGCATTCACCTTCTTGATGCCAATGGCTTGCCACGCGACCGAGAGCCAGGTGCCCCACGACTGGGCGTAGGCCGGATAGGTAACGGCGAGACCGCCTCCCTCCGAGGTGTCGTTTGGATCGTACATCGGAGTCGCATTGGCGAAGCGCTCCTGGTTGTCGGGAGGGGTGAAGTTCATCGTCCGGGCATAAAACTCCAGCATGTTATCGCAGAATTCAACCATCCATTGCTTACGCGAATATTTGGAATTGATCGTTACACGATTCGAATTGGCGATTTGAATTTGCCCCCAGCCCAAAGCGCCTATTGTTAAGCAATCCCCATCCCAAAAACTCGATTGAAACAAATTTCACCTGCTCAATAATTGCCTTTAGGCCGTCAACGTCATAGGAAACCATCAAGATAACAAAGTAGTTCCTATCGTCCTCGTAAAACCGTGCGAGCCGCTCGACAGAAATCAGATTCGGCATGTTGAATTTGGTGCTCAGTCGATGCGTCTTAACATCAACAACATTATAGAATCCGTCGCAATCTTCAAACGCCAAGTCCGCCATTGCTCGTCGTGCAAATTCGGAAGAATACTTAGCACACAATTGTTCGCCCAAAATCCCTTGTAAATTATCAGACAAGATATCTTGAATGGCGTCGCCGACGGCGCGTGGACTGTTTACTGTAGAACCGGACAGAAAGGCTTCTTGTTCATTAAGAAACGTTTTGATTCGTTCCTCGATAGCCTCATACTGGTCGCTGTAAAAGATCTTACTTTTCATGGGCGAGCTTCGAGAGGGTTCAAAATCCGAACTGATCTTGAGTTACGTTGGCGGGTTTTTTTCGTGGTGCGTCTTTCTTCTGATCCGTAAGGGTGTTGCGCTCCCAGAAAACCTTGTCGTGATAGCCTTGAATTGAATTATCGCGCTCCACTAATGCAAGACGCTTTTCTGCGAGACAGCAATAAGTCTCGTCAATCTCTACTCCAACAAACTTTCGATTAAGCTTCTTGGCGACCACGGAGGTTGTACCAGAACCAAGGAAAGGATCAAAGACGACATCCCCAGCATTTGAACTCGCGAGCATTAGCTTGGCGATTAGCTTCTCTGGCTTCTGTGTAGGATGGTCTGTGTTTTCCGGCATTGACCAAAACGGTACTGTAATGTCAGTCCATAGGTTCGAAGGATGGGTGAACCGAAAGTCTCCATTTTCAGTCCGTGCCCAGTCCTTTGGTTTTCCGTCTTCGCGGGTGTATGGTGCGCCGTCGACACTGTCCCTACACTTCCAACCAAGGGGTATCCCAATGTCAAAAGGCTGGATCACTTTCGAGTTTGAGACGACGCCGGGCGCTGTCCCGACGCCGCCGATCTACTACCCGCCGCCGGGTCAGCCGGCGCACCCCATCGCGCCTGGCGGCCCGCCGCCCGAAGTGTGGCCGCCGCAGCCGCCGGTCGGCATCTGGCCGTCGCCGCCGGTCTATCCGTCACAGGGGTTGCCGATCGCGCCGGGTCATCCGTCACATCCCATCGTGATCCCGCCTGGCGGCATCGTCATGCCGCCCATCGTGATCGATGGCAAGCCGACGCCGCCGATCTACTATCCGCCGCAGGTGTGGCCGTCGCCGCGTCCAATTCCGGGGCACCCGATTGTGCTGCCGCCGGACGTGAAGCCGCCGGTCATGTGGCCGCCGTCGCCGCCGGACGTGGCGACACCGCCCATCGTGATCCCGCCCGGCGGTATCGTCATGCCGCCGATCTACAACGACGGCGTCGTGACACCGCCGATCTACTACCCGCCGGTCGTCGATAACACCTTGCCGGCGCCGCCAGGACAGCCGCTCGTGCCGGGAATGCCGTTGCCGCCGTCGGCTCAGCCGAAGCCGACACCGCCAGCGGGCGCGCCGCCTGCGAGCGGTGCCAAGCCGGTGCCGGGTCACTGACACAAATGAGGGTCGTCATCATCCTGATGGCGGCCCTCTTGTCGGCGTGCGCGTCGAGCAGCCCGCCCAACGCCATCGGCGCCATCATGTCGCCGCTCTGCGTGTTCAATTGCGTCACGGTCATCCACTACGCCAACGGCGTCGAGACGATGACCGAAAGTCCGCGCATTACGAAGGTGAACCACTAGCGGCTGCTCTCGCTGCTCTCCTGATGCCCGACGCCGCCGACGAGCGGCCCATGAAACTCGACGACCAGCGCGTCGTTGATCTTCAACCGAACAGCCTTATGATAGAACGCGGAGCCGCCGGTTTCGTGGCGCGTCTCCTTCCATAGCTTCGCCTGCTCCTCCAGGTTTTTGTAGTCCTCGTAGGACAGGTGCATGTAGATGACGGCGGGCTTGCTCATCTTCATCTCCCTCTAGGACAATGGTCCACGTTGCCATACCGTGATTGGCGAACAGTGCAATGTATCGCGTGACGATGGGACTGGCAGTCGCGGCGCCTTCTTGATCAATCCTTCTTTTGCGAGCTTGGCAAAAATTGGCCCCATCGCTCTCTCATCATGCGTCCACACATGGGGGTAGCGAACGTGCATCAGGGCGCGAACGTCGTCAGCCGTGAATTCACATTTGTCGCGCACTACTAGCCTCGCACAGTGATCCGCCGCCGCCATCCATGCCGGGTCAGCATGTCGTTTAACCCGATCCATTCCCTCTTTTTTAAGAGCCTCGCCGTCCTCGCGGCTCATTTGCGATACCTCGGCCCCGACCAGCCCGCGACCTTCAACGGGCAGTCGCCGATCCACTCCGGCGTCACGTTCAAGAGCGCGATGAATTCGGTGAGCGACTTGTCGCCCATGATCAGATCGCCATCGCCGACTTCGGAGACGATCTCATCATGGACGTGCAGCACAACCGGATAGCCGGCGGCCTCGACGCGCAGAATGCCGGCGGCCAGGACATCGCGCGCGAGTGCCTGCGTCGCGTTCTCCGTCAGCTTTCCGCCGTAGGTGTACATGCGACACCATTGGTAGGTGATCGGGTTCACTCCGGTGAACGTGATCTGCTCGCGCTCGTAGGGACCGTCATCGCCCTCGACGACGACGGTCTCGATCTTCGGATGCAGGTAGGCGAGGAAGCGGCCCGACGGCAGCTTCATGTAGAGGACGCTGCCCTTGACGCCGAAGCGCAGGCCGCTGCGATGCTGGTAGACCGTGCCGGGGTTCTCGATGGCGTTCTTGGCCGCCTCATCCATCGCGCGCCATAGCTCCGTGATCTCCGGGTTGGTCGCGCGGTAGGTCTCGATGGCAAGCTGCGCGTCGTAGTCGTCGATGACGACGCCTTCCTTGGCGATCCGGTTTTGCAGGTTGCGCCAGCCGCATTGGTAGCCGCAGGAGAGGACCAGGGTCTTGCCCAGGAAGCGCTCGCCGTCGTCGATGTCGGCGACCGCCTTGTGGTAGACGTGCGACGCCATGACCTTGTAGGGATCGCTGCCGGTCCTGAACAGGTGCAGGACGATCTTGGCGCTCGCCAGCCAGGCCAGAATGCGCGCCTCGATCGCGTTCCAGTCGGCGACCAGCAGCTTCTTGCCGCGCGCCGCGATGACGCAGCCGCGCAGCAGCGACGCGATCAGGTCGAGCGGCGGCCCATGCAGCGCCTCGATGCCGGTGAGGTCGAGCGTGCGGTCGGCCGCCTTCACATCCTCGACCGTCGCTTCGAGGTCGGCCGGCAGCAGATGCCCGCGCGGGAAATTATGAGGTTGCAGGAGATGCCCGGCCCATCGGCCGGTCTGGCGGGCGCCGTAGTAGCGCAGCACGCCTCTGATGCGGCCGTCGCGGTTGCTGGCGCGCTGCATCACCGCCAGCTTGGCCGTCGACGACTTGCTGGCCTCCTGACGGATCGTCAGCACGGCGCGGACGGCGTCGGTCAGGTCGTCGCGTTTCAGCAGCCGCACCAGCGTGTACTTGTCGATGCTGTCGAGATCGTCATCGAGGTCGGCGTGCAGCGCCAGCCATTTGAGCAGGTCGTTGCGCTTGCGCGTGTTGGCAACCATGCCTTTCGTCAGTTCGCGAACGTCGTGATCGAGCCTGGCCGCCGCCTTGCCGACGACGGTCAGCGCGGCATGTACCAGGTCGTGATCGAGCAGCATGCCGCGCTCGTTGATCTTCTGATCGATCAGGTAGATGGCGCGCTCCTCGTCTGGCATCGGCCGCAGCCGCGATCCGATGGCGCGCTCCGTCGCGATGTCCTGCATGCAGTAATCGCCAAGCCGTAGCTGCATCGTCTCGTCATCCCACCAGATGACGGAGCCGTCGACGTTGACCAGGCGCGGCCGGCACATCTTCAACATCAGCTTGCGGCCATCCATGTCCTTCCGCATGTTGATGCCGAGAGCTTCGGCCGCCTTGTCGAGCGCTGCCGGCAAGCCCTGCGTCAGCGCTTGCGCCTGCGTACACCAGGTCTGCTCGACCGGCAGCGGCGGCCAGCCCTGGCGGTACGTCAGGATGCCGTTCCAGACGATCCGCTCGAAGGCCGCGTTCCAGGCGCGGAACATCCCGCCGGCCCGCGCATGCTCCTGTAGCTCCTTGGGAAGCGTCTGGCCTCGACGCCACAGGGAAATAGGGCCGAAGTCGAAGGCCCAGGCCATGCACCAGACATCGGTCGTCGGATGCTCGACGTACTTGTAGACGCCGACTTTCGGAAGATCGACCTGGCTGCGGGTCTCGAAATCGATCGAGCAGATCGGCGCGGTCATTTTATCAGTTCATCGAGGTCGACGTGATCGAGGTCGAGCCGCCACTTCAATTCCGCGACGCCACTGGCGGCGAGATCGAAGCAGCCGTTGATCCGCTCCAGCGAGGTCGTCTTGGCGGCGTCGCGCCGGTAGCCCTCGACCGTGTTGAAGGTGATGTTGACGCCGTCGCGATACCATTGCAGCGCGTCGACCAGGTGGCGCACGCCGGCAGGCGTGATCCTGCCGGCGGCGTCGTAGACTAGCTGTAGATCACTATCCACGACGGTAACCCGACACTCCGATCAAAACGGAATGCCGCTGTCGTTGCCGCCGCCGACCGGCCCGGCGCCGGCACCAGCAAGCGGCGTGAAGTCCTGCTCGATGGTGCGACGGTTGTCGAGACGCGGCCCGTCCTTGATCTTCTGCATGTTGCCGAGACCGAAGGAGACGCCGCGCTTGCCGACGCGCTCCCAGGCGAAGGCGTTGACCGTCGCGTGAACGTAGCAACCGCTGTAGATCACGTTCGGATCGATGACCGCCTGGCGTGCCTGGTCGCACAGGCCCGGCGGGAATTGCGACTGGCAATTGATCGCGACGCTCCCTTCGGGGAAGCCGGGGATTTTCGCGTCATTCTCTTTCAGGACTTTGAACGGCCAGTTTTCGAGCGGGATCGCCCGCGCCTTGGCCTCGCCGAACGCCTCGACCGCCGCCCGCCAGATCAGGTTCTTTAGCGCCGTGATGTCGATGCCCGGCGCGAACACCAGGACGCAGCTATAGTTGCTCTTGGTCGCGTCGAAGCGCGACACCTTCGGCCGGAACAGGTTGGCGAAGCTGAGCCGGGCTTCCGGCGTCAGGATGAATTGGCTCTTAACCGGAGCCGTCGGGTTTGGTAGCGCCATCTTTAGTCTCCTCAGTTTTCAACGATGCTGCCGGAGCCGCCGGCAGTTCGGGAAAGGCCGTGAACCCCTGTGACGGGACCGGCGGCCTGACATCGTCATCAGACGCGAGGGTCGTGCCTGACGAGATCATCTGCGCGTAGAGCGCGACGATGCCGCGCTTCTCTTTCGGTAGCTTCTTCTCGATTTGCGCGGGCGAGCGCAGGCTGATCTCCACGATCGCCTCGTCGGACAAGCCGATCTCGTGCAGCGCCGCGATGATGTGACGGTCCTCGTCGATCCATTGCCGGCGCCCGCGCTTCATCACCAGCTTGTAGCCGGGGATCACGACGCCATGCTCAGCGGCGGCGTGCGCGCACTCGCGCACCAGCTTGATCCAATCCTCGACCAGGTCGAGCTTCGGCAGCAGCATGGCAAGCTGCTCCGGCGTCATCATGCGCGGATCGGCGAGCGCCTGCGGCGGCTTATTGAGGGTCAGAGCGGACATGGCGACACCTGTGTGAGATCGGGAAATTGGAGCGCGACTTGCGCGAGTGCATGGTCGCGGTAGGCGACACAGACGCCAGCAGCCCGACACCAGCGACACCAGGAACCGGCGCGCAGGGGCGCCAGCGGATTGTCGGTCGCCTCTGCCGCCTTCAAGAGGTCCATGCTCCAGTCGTAGACATCGATCAGGTCGACGCGCCAGCGCCGCACAGGCCCGGCCGAATGGCGGGCGCGCGGCTGCACGATGACAAGCTCGACCGCCTCGATGTTCAAGCCGGCCAGGTTGATGACGGCGCCGTAGCCGTAGTAGAGAAGCTGTCGGTTGCCGACGACTTCGACCAGGACGCCCTTGCCGCCCTTGAAGTCGTAGACGCGCACGACGTTGTCGCGGCAGCGGACCAGGATGGCGTCGTTGGTCCCGTACATGCCGGGACGCAGGCGATCGAGGTCGAAGCGTTTCTCGATCAGCAGTTCGCCGCCGTACTCGTGCTGATCGGCCCGCACGACCTGCACGTAGAGCTTGACCGCCTCGACCATCTCCTCGTCTAGCTCGATGCCCTCCCATTGGAACAGTATCCAATCCGGCTCCAGGCCGGTCGTCAGCCATTGCTCGCCGGCCCGGTGCATTGCCGTGCCTTCGAGCGCGTAGATGCTGGCGCCGGACCATAGCTCTTTCGGCAGCGAGCGGATCAGACCAGGACTGCCGGGACACTCCATCCAACGGTCAGCGGTCGATGCGCCTAGCTCTGCGTGCGGTCGTGCGGTTTCGGTCATGTCAGTGTGACGGGCGCCTGGAACACGCCTAGCGCGTGCAGGATGCAGAGGATCACCAGGATTGCGAACACCGCCCGCACGATCAGCCATATTTGCGGGAACGGCGGCGTAATGTACTTCAAGACAACCTCGACGACGATCCACAGGATCAGCAGGATCAGCAGGCAGACGATGAAAGGCAGGACCGCGAACGACATAGGACTTCCCTCCTCTAACTGCGCTTCTCCTCGTCGCGCGCCCGAACGGCGTCGACGATCTCTTTGCCGAATTCGTTGTTGGCGCAGACCGGGCAGAAGATCATGTCGACGTTCTCGTAGTGCGCCATGCGATGATCGCAGATCATGCAAGCCTCGCCGCTCAGATCGACGATCATCTTTAGAGCGGGGTACTTGCTCAGATCAGGTCGTGCTTCCTCAGCAGCCATACTGGAACCCTCCATAGACGATCGCTCTCGCGCTCGCATTGCGACTTCGGAAGCCAGATGTCGATCGGCTCCTGCTTCCCCATCGGTACCGCGCGCACGCACCAGGCCAGGCCGGTCTCGGTGACGAAGTCGGCGACGAAATCTTCGAGGTCATCCGTCGGCATCGACGCGCTCCAGCCGGCGCAGCGCCTTCGCCAGGTCGAGGATCGCGGGACTGGCGAAGTATCGCCACGCCTCGCCGATGCCGCCGTGCTTCTCGACGGCGCGCTGGCGCACGTGCTTCTCGGCCAGCAGCAGCGACGCCTGGCAGGACTTCACGTGATCCTGCACAACCTCGACGCCCGCCATGACGACGCGCGCCATGTCCTTCGCGAGCGACGGCGCCGGCATGCTCACAGCATCATTTCCTGGTTGGCCTTGGCGACGACTTCGGCCCAACGCTCCTTTGGCAACGAGGAGAATTGCGTCGTGCCGTAGCCTTTCAGCAATTCGGTGAGCCGGTTCGGACCATCGGCGCCGTACTTGTTCATGTAGGCGCGCAGCACCGCCTTGACCTGGTCCTCGGTGTACATGCTGGTCACCGCTGCCGCCGGCTGCTCCGGCGGGACCGGCGACGCCGTCGCTGCCGGGACCGGCGACACGCCCGCCGCTGGCTTGGCGCGATTGAGGAAGTCGGGCATGCCCGGCTCCGGCGCAACGGTCGCGGGCTTGGGCGGCGCCGCCGCTGGTGCAGAGGCAGGCGGCTCCTGCACCGTCGACGGCGCCCCCAACGGATCAGGCGTCTGCACCTGTCCGTTCCCTGCCGCCGCCGCCGGCTTGCGCCCGCGCGGCTTCGGCGGTGTCTCGGTCAATTGCTCCTGCGCCTGTCCCGCCATCGCCTTCTCGATCAGCCCGGTGACGCGATCGATCGACACCGAGAAGCGGTCGAGCGCGGCGATGATCAGCGGCTCCGTCGCGTGCTGCGGCTGCTCCTGCTCGCCGTGAAAGACGACGCGCTGTTGCTGGCCTAGCATCAGACCTTGAAGGTGCTGCACGATGGACGTGAATTCAGTGAGTGTCAGCGGCATCGGTCGTCTCCTCGAAATCAGGGAATAGCTGAGCCAGGATGGCAGTCTTGCGCGCGACGACGCGCATGATGATCTCGTCGAGCGAGCCGGCGAGCGTCATGAACCGCGCCAGCACGGCGCGGGTCTGACCGAGACGCGCGCAGCGGCGTGCCGCCTGCACGTTGACGGTCGGTGTCCAAGAGGCTTCCGCGAACACGACATGCGCGGCGGCGGTGAGGGTGATGGCGCGATGTCCGATGTCGAGTTGAATGAGCAGCACGCGACAAGCGACGGCGCGCTGAAAGTTATCGATCGCCGCCTGGCGCAGCGTCGGCGGGATGTCGCCGTGTATCAGCGCACAGCCGAAGCCTTGCAGCATCGAGTGCAGCACGGTCGCGACCTGGCGGTGATGGAAAAACACGACGACCTTGTCGAGACCGCCGAAGGCAAGCTCCTCCGTCAGCCATTCCGCGACCAGCCCGGCCTTGGCTTCGCCGTAGAGCCGGCGGATCGTCGCCAGCGGTAGCTCGCTGTCCTCATTCAAGAGGATGTTGGCGAGAACGCCGTTGCGATCGTCCTCGCTCTCCTTGATCTCCATCGCCGCGACCAGCAGCTTGCGAACGATCTCGATCTCAGGATGGTCGGCTTCGATCCGCGCCAGCACGTCGCCGGGATCGAGGGTGACGGTCGAGAAGCGCAGCGGCGGAAGCTCCGGCAAGACTTCGGCCAAGGTCCGGCGCAGCGCGAACGGTCGTAGCTGTTCGCGCAAGCTGTTCATGTTGCGGGCGCCGATGATCTTCGGCGGCAGCGGTGCCGGCCGGTCCTCGACGACGCAGTAGCGATTGATGAAAGAGATGTACGACATGATGGCGCCGTCGGCGAGCCGCAGCGGATCGGGGAACATCGCGACCAGGAGCGCGTAGAGTTCGCCGGGATGGTTCGGGCAAGGCGTGCCGCTGAGCGCCCATACCCGCTGCGCCTGGCGCGCCATGCCCCTCGACGACAAGATGTTCTGCGTCCGCTTGGCGCCGTGATTTTTGATCGCCTGTACCTCGTCGAGGATCATCAGGTCGAAGCGCGCGTCGCGCATCTGGTAGATGAACCGGCCCGGCACCGAGAACAGGTCGTAGTTCACGACCATGAACCTGGCCGGCGAGATGGCGTCGTTGCGGAGGATCGATGCCGTCGAGCCGGGCGACCATTCGGCGATCTCGCGCGTCCAATTGATCAGCGCGATGTTCGGCGCCACGACCAGGACCGACGCCGCCTTGATCAAGTCGGCGGCCAGGATCGCCTCGCACGACTTGCCGACGCCCATCTCGTCGAATAGCGCGCCGTAGCGCCGCTCAGCGAGGAAGCGGGCGCCGACGTGTTGGTAGGGGAACGGTAGTCCCATAGTCCGACAGTACCCCGACACTCCGGTCAAAATAAAGGATGCTTCGGCGCCAGCGTCAGCAGCGCCCATCGGGCGAGCAGGAACGCGGCGGCCTTGTTGTGGCTGTTCTTGTGCGCCAGCGCCTTCGCCAGCATCGGATTGATTTCAAGAGCGCGCTGGCGCGCCCCTTCGGGACCGCCGCGCACTTTCATCTCGCGCGTCCAGGCCGACGGCGCGACCAGTTCGCAGGGCAGGCCGATGCCGGCGCAGCAGCCCTCGGCGATGCCGCGTGCGTGCATCAAAAGCCCGCCGGTCATCGGACTGCGTTGCTTCCCCTCCGGCCGCCCGACCGGCTGCACCGCCTCGATCACGACGATGTCGGGCGCCCATCGACGCAGGATGTTGGCGATGAGAGCCGGCTGCGGCACGGTGCGCTTCCCCTTCCCTCGCTTGACGACGACGGCGGTCTGCTCGTCGAAGTCGACTGCGCCGTCGGCGCCGATCCGGCAGAGCGTCGGCCGGACGCCGGGATCGATGCCGACGACGATCAGCATTATCCGTCGGCCGCCTTCTTGGCCCGCTGCACCTTCTTGACCAGGCGCCCGATGATCTGCTCCAAGAGAGCGCCCGGCTGCGGCGGCAGCGAGAAGTGTCCCGACATGCCGCTCGCCAGGATGGCGAAGTGCAGCCGCCGAACCTGCTTCCTGCTCTTGCCGCCGACCGGCTTCCGCAGCAGGTCGGTGACCATGATCGAGGTCCGGTCGTCGATCTTGTAGGTGTGCTGTGTCACGCTCTCGTCGCCTCGCAGTAGCAGCCGTAGATTTCAAACCAGACTATCCAGGCATCGCGGTCTCCGGCGCGCACCCGTCCTAGCAGGCGTGCGTCATCGGCGCGTTGTGCCATCACCGTCGCCGGGTCGAGCAGCCGACGGCGCAGGCAGGTCAATTCGCGGTCCATGCCCCTCACCTTCAAATGCGAGACAGCCAATCGGGACGTTGTACAACACCCGCCCCGTCCTCAACCGTAGGTCGCACGTCTCCGAAACGAAGGCGTGCGCCACGACAATACCAGCCGGCGCCCCGTCCGGTGTATTGGCCCAAAGTCCATCTATCACGACCGCCGTTTTTCCGAGATAATGCCGGCGGGTCAGCGATCCTGCATGATGTAGTCCCATACGTTCATCCCCGGTGCGCGATGGTGCAGGGTGATCAGGACTTCGGCCAATCGTTCGGCCGGCAGCGTTCGGCGACGCTTCCATTGCCCGATCTGAGAGTAAGTCAGCGGGTAGAAGCCCAAGTCGCGGTGTGCCACGATCAACGGCTGGTCGCCGCCGGCCGCCGAGATCAGCCGGTGAACGTCCCACCTGGCCTTGGGCTTTACTGGCCCTGGCTTTCGCATCGGTCCCTCCCAAAGCGAGACCATTGTCGGTCTGTTAACCCTACGGTAAGCCGACCGTGATCAATATGTCAATAGGGTGAACAAGCCGTTTTCGGAGGTCGCCAGGCGGCCGATCGGCGTCGTTTTGTCGCCCTACGGTAAGCCGACAAAACCCCTTCCCCTAATTAGGAGGAAGGTCTATCCTGTAACAGGTTGTCACTCATCATGACAGCCCACGTTAGGCAATTAAATCACGGAAGGAATGCTCACGATGTCCAAGAAGAAATCTTCTCAGGAGCGCTCTGTGCGCTCCTCGGAAGAAGGCACGAAAGAGAGTAAGGCTTTTTTGCCGCCTATCCCTTTCATGCACACAACACCCGCCATCTTCTCGAAGCGTCTGACCGCTCTCCTCAATCGGAAGGGTTGGTCGCAGAGCGATTTGGCGGCAGCGATTTGGGGAAGAAAAGAGGACAGTCGAGGGTTCAAGGTTGCAAAGAAGCGCGACCTGATCTCTAGCTACTGCAAGGGCGAGATGCTTCCTAGCCGTCTCAATCTCGAAAAGATTGTCGACGCCTTGGGATGCACGATCGCCGATCTCCTTCCGCCGATCACTCAGCAAGAGCCGATGGTCGACGAAGGCGTCATCTCGCGGCAGACCAAGAAGGATGATCCTCGTAGCATCATCTGGAATGCGCGCCTCGTGCTGACCAAGGATGTCGCCGATTTCTTCGAGGAGCTTTACGTGCGCTTTGATGAGGCGCGTCAGAAAGGCGAAACCTTCAAACTTCCACGATGGTGAAAAACATGACGACGCTCGCACATCGCTTTCATAACTACCCTGACGATCATCTGTTCACCCGCGCCGAAGCCGCTCGCATCTGCGGCGTCTCGACCGGGGTTCTCTGCAATCACTCCTATGCCGGTCTCCTGCCGTTCATCCCAGGACGGCCGATCCACGTCCGCAAACGAGACCTAGAAGTTTACATGAGCATGCTCGCCAACGGTCACTCTAGAAGTCTGCACCGCAGCTTGCGGATCGAGCATGCCGATCGTCAGGCGTACTCACCTTTGCATGGCGTCGTCGACTTTCAGACGCGAGAGCCTAAGCAGGTCATCGCGACCGTGATCAAGGAGACCGGCTACCTCTGGAAAAAATACAAGGAGCAGCGGAAGGAGAAGGCCAAGAAGGGCAAGCGACCAGCCTCAGCAGGAGCAGTTAAATGACACAGGCAGACACCCCGAAGCCGCAAGGCATCGATCTCTACGCCCACCCCAACGGGCAGATCATCATCCGCGTTCCCAAGGGCGACGGCACGCAATGGAGTGTTCACGACCTTGGCACGACCAACCTGGAGACGGCGCGCAAGGGACTTCGCCGCTACCTCTCCAAGAACAAGATCACTGGTATCGACGCCGAGAAGGCGCTGGTGAACAGCCGCTACGGCCAGCTAGAGGACAACGGCGTCCCGGTCGCGCGGCAGATCAGGGAGAAGCGCATCGCCAGCGGCGAGTACAAGGCTCACAAGGGCAACGGCCGGGCGCTGGTGCCATACATCGAGGAGAACGCCGCCAAGGCCCGCGCGGCGCTCGCCCGGCAGCGCGAGCGGTCGAAGCGCATGGAGAGAGCCGGCCCGATGATCGCCGCCCTGGCGGCCTCTATGGAAGCCGCCGCGATCAACCTGCGCGAGCTACAGTCGATCATCACAGGAGACGACGAATGAAACACCAGCGGGCAGGCCGCCCCTCAACCGGCCCGATCCTGCACAAGCGCGGCGAAGGAAACTACGTGCTGCGCGGGACCAAGAACGGTCAGGACTACCAGGTCAGCACTGGCACCAAGGTGCTGGCCGAAGCCCAAGCCTTCGAGGACCGTTTCAAAGCGGAGAAGCGTCACCTGGCGGCGCGCGGCGACAAGCTGACGCACGCCGCCGGCTACCTGCAATGGCGCGAGGAGATCGGCGTGAAGAAAGCCGACGCCCTCGCCAAGATCGACGGCGCCATGTGGCGTCTCGGCATCTACCAGCCGCCCGACGAGCCGGCGGCGCTGTTGCCGAAGGCCAGTCTAGGCCCGCGCCTGATCGCCGAGATGGCGCACGACGAGGAAGCGATGGACACCTACTGGAATAATCTCCAGGCCGAACCGTTCACTTATATGCGCTTCCGCAAGCCGCGCAAGGCGGCGGCGGTGCAGTCGGACGCTAACATCCTGTACCTACAAAGCCTGGTGCTGACGTACTTGAACTTCCTCATCCGGCGCAAACGCATCGCCTCCGACCTGGTCCCGGTGATCAATTGCCGGAAGGCGTCGGAGCCGCGCGAGGAGGTCTATACCCATGACGAGATCGACGCCATCGTCAGCGCGGCGGCGGCGATGTCGCCGCGACCGGACCTTGGTCCGCCCTGCCGGGAGCATCTGTTTGTCGTCATCGCCTACAAGACGATGGCGCGCAGCGACCGCATCCTCAATGCCCGATGGGACTTGGTCGATTGGGACAATATGAGCTTCGACTTCACCCGCGTCTACTCGCCGATGGGGCGCGAGCGCAAGCAGCCCGATCGCCGGCATCTGCGCGGGATCAAGCCGGCGCCGTTCGCCGAACTTGACGAGGAGCTATACGACCTGCTTCGATGGGCTTGGAAGTGGAAGGGCAGCGACACCGACTACGTCCTCGGCTCGAAGGCCAGCCTGTACAAGAAGCTCCAGGCTGTATTACGCGCCGCTGGTCTGGTCGACGAGGAGGGTGAGGTCAGAGGTTCCGGCCACACCTTCAAGCACACAGGTTTGACCCATCTGCTCGCCGGCAATCGGCGTCTCGGCATTCCGGCAGTCGATCCCCAAAAAGCATCCGACATCTCGAATACCTCGGTCCCGACTATTCAGCGCGTCTACTACAAAGTCATCGGCGGTGATCATGCTGAGATCACCCGCAAGAGCCTATCAATCGGCCGCCAGCGGCAACCCGATAATGTTGCGTCACTGGCGGCCAAGAGGTCGCGTCGATCGTAGCTACCTCCCCTGAGTGATGCTCAGGGGATCATGTGATCGGCACGACGGGCGGGCGGTCGTTCTTTCGTGAGACGACCGCCCGTTCGCTTTTGTAGCAAGTCGTCGGCGCCCTGGCATTGATATACGTCAGGCTGACTTTTGCAATCATTCCAAACAACCTGTCCGGCGACGACCTGTCGTTGCCGTTGACAGGCTGTTGTCGGGTCAGTGTAGGTGTACGAAAACTGTCCGAAACCCCCCGGACAAAGGCGGAACATCGGGGTGACTGCACGGTAATTGTCACCCGACACTTGGCAGTTTCCGGCCCGACACTTCTCGCGTTGTTCCTACACTTTAGCGCGTAAATGCTTGACAACGCACCGTCGGTTTAGTGTCGGGGTAAGACAGTGTCTCACTTCAAACCCGACACCGTCACGACACTGAATTCATTCAGAAAGCTCGTGTCGGTTGCACGGTAATTGTCCGGCAGAGCGCTGATTTTCAACGAAAGCCAGCGCTCTCGCCGGTACTCTGCCGGAAACCACTTCCGCTGCTAGCGCTCTCGCGGAAGCCGGCCGCGCCGCCGCTCTTGCGAGTGTGCTTCTTCCCGGCAAACAGATCGACGATCGCATTTTTCACCATCGGCGCCGCCGACGAGAACATGGTCGACGACGCGATGGCTTCGCCGACGACGCCCAGGCGCCCGGCCGGCAGCGCTGAGATGCCGCCCTCGATCAGCGGCAGGACAGTCGAGCCATAGATCGCCCGCACCAGCTTGCGCTTCGACGTGTTGGTGTGCGACGTGTCGCGCAGGTACTCCATCGTCGCATCGGCAAGCTGGTAGGGGATGGCGGCGTAGGCGCCGATGCCAAGGTCGGCGAAGGAGCGGTCGTACTTCAAGCCGCCAACCAGGGTGTTGACGATCGGGTCGAGCAGCCCGAACAGATTGGAGCGCGTCGCCAGGAGCATCGCCTTGTCGGTATCCGGCCGCTGCTCCCATTGGTCGCCGTTAAGCAGCTTCTCGCGACCATAGCCGAACAGCATCGCCATGCCGGCGGCCACGCTGTAGCCAGCCATCATCGAGATCACGCGCGACGGGTCGCCGGTCTTGGCGCCCTGCGCGATCTTGCGGAGGGTCGACTTCTGCACATTGCGCCAGTAGGCGTAATTGAAGCTCATCAGCGCGAAGATCGCCCGCTGCGAGGTCGTCGCCCGTTCCGCCTTGTCGTACTTCTTCGGGTTCTGGATCGTGTAGTCAACCAGGCGCGCGACGGCCTGGCTGTACTGCCGGCCCATCTCGCCGGCCTTCGCCATCTGGTCGATCGTCACGTAGCCGTCGTGATCGGTAAGGAACTTGGCGAACTTCGGCAGGTTGGCCTCGTCGATGCCAAGCTCGCGTAGCTCCAGCTTCGCGGTCGCGTCGCCGGCAGCGGCGGCTCTGGTCATCTGGTCAAGCTGCGCCCGGCCGACGATCGTCATCGCCGTGCGCTGGCCGCGCGTCAGCTTCGCCAACAGATTGCGCTCGTAGAATTGCTCCGTGATCCGGCGCTGCCAACGCTTGAACGCCTGGTCGCCGAAACGGTTGTGCATGATCTGCTCCATCCCACCGCGCGAGATGATGCCGTTCATGCGCGCGAAGTCCTGCGCCTCCTTGTAAAACGCGCCGCCTGATAGCTGAGCGAAGGTGTGACCGAATGCCTTGGCGCCGTCGAGCGCGCCCCGGAAACCGCCGCGCGTGACGGCGGCGGTGAACGGTTCCGAAAGCGACGAGATCGCGCTGAGCGGCAGGAGCGCCACCTGGCCTAGCAGGTTGATCGCCGACGCCAGGTGACTGCTCACCGTGTTGTCGGCGCTGTAGGTGCCGTGACCAAGGATTGCCTGCGTCAACCGCTGCACGGTCTGAAAGTCCTCGGTGCTGAGACCGTCGCGCGATGCCTGGCGTAGGCGCTCCTGCATCTTCTCGCCGTTCGGCCCGAAGCGACGCGCGCTCTCGATCCGACGCGCCGACGCGATGCCGTAGCGTTGCAGCAATTCGAGCGGGTCGTGCAGCAGGTACTTCCGCATTACCTCGTCGGCCTCTTTCGGGAAGCTGCGCGGCTTCTCGTGGCGCTGGCCGAAGCCCAGGCCCGGCCGCGAGAATTCGATGTCGTCGCCGAAGATCGCTTGCTGAAACAGCGTCTCCGCTGCCGTCACGTGATCGTCGAAGCCCATCTTCTTGAACATCGAGCCGGCGGCTTTGATGAACCCCTCGCGGTCCTTGCCGACCGCATCGGTGTCGAGCATGCGCGGCAGGTAGCCTGGCACGTAGCCGATGCCGGCGCCGACCTTCTCGGCATCGAAGTGCCGCAGGTCGAGGAGATGGCGAAGCTCCGACCATGCCTTCCTGATCTCCGGCGTGACCCTGCCCGACGGCCGGCGCCGCGCCAGGAGATCGCCTAGCACCGCGCGCTCCTCCGGCTTCGAGAACCGGCCGAAGGCGGCCTCGATGGCGTTCTCGACCTTGTTGGCAAAGGCGTTGCTCGACCGCTCGACGGCTTCGGCGAAGGTCTCCGGCTGATGACGCCCGCTGCCGCGATCGGTCGCGATCATGTCGACGTGTTCGGCCAGCGCCTTGCTGTGCGCGTACTTGGCGCGGATCGCATGCAGCACCGATCCCATCGGCGTCAAGCCAAGGGCGCGGCCCTCGTCGCGCCCGCGCTTGGCGATGTACGTCGCGCCCGACGCCGTCTTGGTCAAGGCGTTGCCAATGGTGCGGCCCAACCCGCCGATGTCACCCGCCAGCTTCCGCCATAGCGCGGGATCAAACATCGGGTTGCTGTAGAAGGTCGACAATCCCTTCGATCCGCTGGTGCGCTCCAGCACGCCCTCGATTGCTTCGAGGGTATTCGGGATCACCATCTTGGTCTCAGCACCGCGCGCCGTCTGCAAGGTGCGCTCGACGAAGGTCGGCGCCTCGTAGCCTGGCGGCGCCGGATGTTCCTTCGCAAACTCAGCGCCCGCGCGCCGCCCGAAGTCGTAGGACGGCCCGGTGCTGCGCCGATCGACGCCATGCACGCCATCGCGAAAGCCAAGGGCGACGCTAGGCTCCATGTGACTGCCGCCCGGCACCGCCTGCGTGTAGCGCCCCTGCGCGCTCTTGGTCATGCTGTCAATCGCGTTCTCATAGTCGCTGATCTTCCGCTCGCGAGCGCTCTCGGCAGCACGCTCCTCCTCGGTCGGGAAGGGCGCCTCGGTCTTGCGCTTACTCTCGGCGGTGTACTCGGCGATCCGTCGCTCTTGCGCTGCCGCCGCCTCTGCGCGCGGCTCCTCTAGCGATGACGTGAATTCCTTCTGCAACCGCTGCGCCGTCGCCTTCTGCTCCTTCGACGGCTTGAACGGCTCCGCTCCGGTGCGCGGCTGCGACATGCGCGCCTCCGGCGCCGGGCGCGGCGCCTTGCGGTACTTCATCGCCTCCTTACCGCTCAGCGGCGCCTCGAATTCGCCCGCGATCTTGTCGATGTTGGCGGCGATCTTCGGTTCGGTTCGGAAGCCAGCGGCCAGGCCGACGAGCTTGTCACCATCGTAGAACGCGAACACGCTCCCGTCCTTGTCGGCCTTGACATCGAGACCGTGCTGGTTGACGGCATAGTCATAGAATTTAGCGTTCATCGCGACGACCTTGTCGCCGACCTTGCCGTACACGGTCGTCAGCTTCTCGCTAACCTGGTGCGCGAAGATGGGCTTGAATTCCTTGGTCGCCGCCTTCCGGCTCTTGTCCATGAATTCGCGCATCTGCTCTGCGTTGCGCGCGGCTTCCTTGATCGGCAGCTTCGACTTGCCCCACGCCTCGTCGTAGGCGGGATCGAAGCCCTTGCGCCAGATCATGTTGCCAGTGCCTTGCCAGTCGCCCGCGCGCACGCGCTGATCGCCGACTTCGATCATGTCGCGCGGCGACGCTTTGTCGATGTCCTCGACGGCATGGTAACCCTCGCGCAGCGTCGGCGGCTCAGGGTAGCCGGTCTTTTTCAGATGCTCGTAGACGGCGATCTCGATCCTGGCCTTGCGCGCCTTCTCCATCATGGCGTGACGCTGTTGGTTCATGCCCTGACCCTTGGTCTGCTCCAGGGCATGTTCGGCGCCGGCGATCTCCTCCCGCGCTCGACCGATCATCTCGTCGAAGTGCTTATCGGTGTACTTGGTCTCGCGGTTCCAATAGGCGTCGACCAGGTTGCGATATTTCTCGCGCGCCTCATTGAGGTCGAGACCCTTCACGCCCTCGAAAGGCGGTCGATCCGCTTCCGGCGCTGGCTCGACGCGCTCGCCTAGATCAGTCTGCGGCTCTGACACAGGCTCCTCGACGGGCGCCTTGGCCTTCCGCGCACGCGCCGGCTTCTTCGGTGCCGGCGTCGGTTGTGTTTCTACCGCCGGTCCCTGAGCTTCCGGTTGTGGCGCTGGCTCTGGCGCTGCCTCAGTCGCAACCTCTGGCGCAGGTTGCTCCGTTGCTCGCGCCTGTGCAACCGGCTCCTCGACCGGCGTTACTCGCTCCTGTGCAGCCGGCTCCGGCGCCGCAGCGGGACGATGCTCCGGCGCCGGCTCCGCTGCCGGTTCCGGCTGCGGCGCAGTTCTCGCCGCCGGTCCCGGTGCCTCCTTGATCGCCAGGGGCGCCAGGGGCGCCTCCTGGCGTGCCTGCGGCCTCTCTGGCGGTGGCTCAGGCCCGCCGGGCGGTGCTTGCCCCTCTCCCCCTGGCGGCGGCTCCTGCGGCCCGCCAGGCGCCTCGCCGGCCGGCGGCTCCTCGTAGCGCGTGAATTCGCGAGCGGAGAACCCTTCGCCCCTTGGATGATTGACGATCTCGAAGCGCTGGTCGGTCGCCTGCTGCGCCCGCACGATCCAACGCGCCGCCTGCTTCTGGTCGCCGAAGATGATCGGCCCGCCGCCGGTCGAAAGGACATAGCCATCGGGATCGGTGTGATACCGACCGTCCTGGTCCGGCGGCTGCGGTGTGTTGGTCGAGCGCTTCCCCTCGTAGCGCTGCCGCGCCCGCGCCTGTGCCTGCTCCTGCTCGCTGCGGCGGTACTGTGTGCGCTCGCGCTGCGACCGCGCCCTTTCCTCAGCCTGGCGCCGCATCTCCTCGTGGAAGCGGCGCATGACATCCTCGAAGGTCGGACGCGGCCGACCAGGGTGAGGACCGCCCGGCTGTTCGGGAAACGGCGCACGGCCGACGTGCGGCGGCTCGCCGACATCGGGCGGCGTCATCCGGTAGGTCTGGCGCTGCTCGCGGCCGACACCCTCGCCTGGCATGCGCGCCGTCTCCGGCGGACGCGGCCCGCGCACGCGCTGCTGTACGTCCTGTGCCAGGCGCGGCTCCTTGGCGTAGCTCGTCGTCGAAAGGTTCCGCATCGGCACAACGTAGTCGATCGATCCCTCGACATCGCGGCCGGTCCTGGGATCGTAGCGCCGCACGACCGCATTCTTGCCTTGCTGCCGGACCACGCGAACCGGGAAGCCCTGGTCGAGGATCACGCGCTCCGGCGAAGCACCCATCGTGCGCCCGGCCGGTGACACGTCGACGGCGCCCGGCGTCTCGACCGCTCGCGCCCGCTGCCGCTCAGCAAGCGCGAAGGCACCGCCGGCTTCTCTCTGCCCCTGAATATCCGTCGGCGTCATTGGCTGGCGTGCTGCCGGTGCCGTCAGCCGCGCCGCTCCGGCCTCGATCGCGGGCGCGCCCTGCCCCTCCTCGGCGCGCATGCCGGCGCCGCCTTCGGCTCCCATCGCCCGCGCCTGGTGCGCGATCTCCTCCGGCGTCAGCCTGGTCGGCTGCGGCTCGATCACCGCCGACAGGTTGTACTTGCCGCTGCGAAGCTCCGTCGCCAGCGGCAGGCGCTCCTCGGCAGCGTAGCGCTCCGGCGTGATCACACCAGGCAGCGGCTCGCGCGCACGCGGCAGGTTGGCCGCGCCGGGCGCGATCTCGCCTTCTGCGACGCCAGTGATCTCGCGCCGCAGCGTCTCGACTTCGGCCTCTTGCTGACGCCCCTGCTTCGCCGCCGGCCCGCGCCGCTGCTCCGGCGGAACCGGCGCGCCCCCTTCGACCGGCGGCTGCTCTGTCATTGACAACCGCTCTTGCGTCGCCGCCGCCTGTCTCGCCTTCTCGACCGGATCGGCTTCGGCGGCCCGCCGCGTCTCCAGTCGCTTGGTCAGCACGTCGACCTGCTGCGGCGTCAATTGATCGGCGTGCGCGTCGATGAACGCCTGCACGTCGGGAGAGCGCGCGAATTCCGCCTGCTCCTCCGGCGTGATAGTCGAGACATCGATCGCCTCCGGCCGCACGCCGCGCTTGCGCGACAACCAATTCTTCGCGATCCCGATGAAGCGCCCGGCGATCGGCAACGCACCGCCGCCGACGGCGCTGGTGACGCCGGCCATAAGCGTCTGCGTCGGATCGTATTCCTTCCGCGCGCCGGTCGAGACCTGCGACCGCTGCACGATTGGATCGGTGAGCAGACCGATCAAGCCATTGACGACGGCTTCGCGCCCGGCGGTCCTGAGCAGCGTCGCGCCGCGCCCGGCCGGGATGTAGTTCTCCGGTGAGAGCATGCCGCCGCCAAGCTCGCCGCCGACGGCGGCGACGTAGCCGGCGACATCATGCGCGCCCGGCATCGCCTCGTACTGACCGGCGACCTGATGCTCGCGCGCCAGCCAGCCGCCGTGCATCTGGTCATACTGAGCCTGCGCCCGGTTGCGCTCGCTGCGGAGATCATCGAGCGATCGGCCGGCGAACGGCCCGCCAAGCGTCTGCTGCGCGACATCGTTCGGGTCCATCGCAGCCGGCGCGATAATCCCGGTCAGCGGATCGCGAACCGGCGCCTGCGGCGAGATGTAGGTCTTGCTGGCACCGCCCGGCAGCGGCAGCGTCTCCTTGACCGGCATCTGAAAATCGCTGCCAAGCGGAAGCGCGACGTTGCTGCCCTGGCCCTCCGCGTAGGCGATGATCGCGTCAAGCTGCTCGACCTGGCGCGCGTACTGCTCGCCGGCTTGAACATTCGACCGCGCCTGGCCCAACAAGGTGTTCTCGAAGCCGCGCTCGCCATGCGCCAGGAAGCGCTCGCCGGCCGTCGGGTCGGCGATTGGCAATTGCGCCGCTGCGGCAATCGTCGGTCCCGGCCGCTGCGCCGTCTGCGTCGCAATGTCTGCGGCTTGCACCGTCGGCCCGGCGCGCATCGTCGTGCCGGTGTTCGGATCGTAGGCGGGGATCGCCTGCGGCGGCGTCGGCGCGCCGAAGATGTCGGGCAGCGTGCGCGCCAGGTCGGCGTGCAGCGTCGGCGATGCCGCCGGTCGCGGCGCTGAGACTTCGGCGTCGCTGAAAGTCCGCTTCGCCGTCGGCGCCGCTGGCGCTGCCGACTGCTGCGGCGCTGAGACTTCGGCGTCGCTAAAGGTCCGCTTCCTAACAGGCGTCTCGGTCGCCGCTGCCGGCGTGAACAGGAGCGGGATACTCAGCCGATCATCGGGCATCTACGGCTCCTCCCACTCTGCCCCCGGTACGCCTGTCCAACGCAGCGGCCCATGTGCCGGCGTGTCGTAGACCGTGCCGACGACGCGGTCCTGCGCGGCCGGCATCGCCGTCGATTGCGCGGGCGCCGCCGCTGACGCGGTTCCGGCGGCAGGCGCAGCCGGCGTCGCGGGCGCCTGTTTCGGCACCATCGAGAAGTCAGTCGCGTTGAACGGTCCCGACGGATCAGTCGGCTTGGCGATGTCGTAATTGCTATTGAGCCAGTTCAAGCCGGCGACGACGGCATCATTGATGTTCCCGTTGCTGGTGTTCCAGGCATCGTCGACCGCCTTGACATAGGCGGTGAGGTCGGCGTCGGGCAACGTGCCTAGCACGTTCTGCGTGAAGTAATTGATGTCGACGCCAAGCTGGTTGCTGAGCAGTTCGCGAATGCGCTGATCGTCGGCCGGCGTCGGCTGTCCGACCTTGGTCGTCGCGCCGCCGCTAACCACGTCAGGCATCTTCGGCGCGGTGACCTTTAGCTCCAGCAAGCCAGTGTTCGGATTGCGCTCGTAGACGCTGGCACCGCCGGACACTTCGAGCGGCGCTTCCGGTTTCGGCGCGGTGTAGACACCGCCTCCCGGCCCGAAGATGTCAGGAACGCCGCCGCTGGCGTCGGCGACTTGAACAGGTTGTTGCTGCGTCACCGCCGCCTGCGTCGTCTGCGCCTGATCCGGTTGCAGCCCGGCATTGCGGAGGATGTCGGTCACATAGTCAGTCGTCGACGCCGGTCGCCCGCCGATGCCGCCCTTCTCATAATTACCAGCGCCCCAATTGTAGGCGGTCAGCGCGGCGTCCCAGGTGCCGTACTGCTTCTTCAACCCTGAGAGATACTGCGCGGCGAAGTGAATGTCGGCGCCAGGATCGACGCCTGGCGTGTAGGGATCGGCGCCGTAGCCTGGCGCGGCGGCGGTGTCGACCATCGTCTGCGCCATGCCGCGCTCGCCCGACGTGCCAAGGGCATTGAGCCGGAATTTGCTCTCACGCCACAGAACCTCCGTCAGTATCTCCGGCGGGATACCGCTGGCCTCGGCCTCATCGAGGATCGTCTGCTTATAGACTTCCGGCGCCTGGTGCGGCGTCGGCTGCACAGGAAGCTGCTCCGATTGAACCGACGCGGTCTGCGGCGCGATCGTGTCAGCCATCGAGGTCGGCGCCGTCGTCGACGCGAACCGCGACTTCGGCATGACGACCTGCTCGCCTGGTGACAAGGTGATCGGCTTGCCGCGCGAGATGGCTTCGGCTTCCTGTTGCGATCCCGCGAAGTCGAGACCGGGATCGGTGCCGGTCGCGATCAGCGCGTTGCGCTTGAAGTCGCTGCCGCCGCCGCTATAGGCCGCGCCCGTCCGCATCAGATCGGCCAGATCGGACGGCTTGTAGTCGGCGCCGATCGCATACTGACTGAGGTACGGCATCGCCTGCCGGTAGTTTTCTTCCGACAAGGTCTGTCCCTGCGGGACATTGAATACCGTCGACATCGCCGTCTGTAGGCTCTCCAGCGCCTTGTCGGCGCGCAGCTTGCGGTTGATCTCGTCGTAGGTCTTGGTCGTCTCGGCTTCGCGGTAGGCGCCAAGCTGCGCCTTGTCACTCGTCGCCGGATCGCCGAACAACGCCAGACCAAGATTGGAGAACCCTGCGTTCCAAGGGTTGTCAGACGACATCGGGTTGCTGATCTTCGCCATGACCATTGTCCTACGGATGACTGCCGCCAAGCATCTGGTTGTACCAATTCAAGTTCTGTGTGTCGGCCGGCGTCATCGCCGGCATCGTCGTGCCGCTCGTCGGCACCTTCATCATCATGCCGCCGGCCGATGACAGCATGTCGCCTAGCGGAACCTTCGGCTTCGCGCCCTGCACGTTGGCGATGTCCATCTCTCCGGCGTTCTGCCAGCCTTGCATGAAATTCGCCCGCGTGCCGATCTCCTGCCCCAGGTTGGTCAGCCCCAGGTTTTGCAGCCAGGTGTTCGCATCGAAGCCAGACATCTTCGCCTGCCCGGCAAGTTGCGCCCGCGCCATGTCGAGCTTGGTCCCTAGCTGCTTCGCGGCCTCGGTCTTGACGATCGTCGGCGTTCCCTCATCAGTTTTGATGATGTTCATCTCTGGCGGCTTGTCGGCGGCGGCGGCCTCGTAGGCTTGCTGTCGCTTCGCCGTCTCCTCGTCGATTGCCTGGCGCTGCTGCTCCGGTGACAGCTTGTTCAAGCCCTGCTCCCAGGCTCCGAGCGCCTTCTTGCGCTCATCCTCGACCTTCTTGCGCGTGAAGTCGGCGATGTCGCCGATCTGCTTGCGCTTCTGCACCGCCTGCGCCGTCTGCATCGCCGCTCCGGCAGCGGCGACGGCCATGCCGATCATTGCGGTCGTCGAGATAGGTTCGCCCATCGCGCTGCTCCTAGTAGTTCACGGTCCTCGACGCGGCCTTCTTGTATTGATTGCTCACAGGATCGAAGGTGTAGCCTGGATAGGGTGTCGTGCCGGAATAGCCGCCGGTCGGCGCCGTCGTCGCCAGGCCCGCCGTCACGTTGCCGAACAAATCGGCGAGCGGATCGAAGGCCGATGGTTTCGAGAGAAGGTTGGCTTGTGACATCGCCATCTGCGCCGCTGCCGCCGGATCGGCCGTCGCATTCAACGACTGCAAAATCTTCCCCCTCTCGGCTTCGACGTTGCCCTGCGCCTCCTGCGACTTCTGTAGCCCCTGCTCCGTGATGTTGGTCCGCGCCAGCGCGTAGCGCTTTGACAGGTCGGCGACGCGCGACGCCGCCTCGCTGGTCTGCGTCGTACCGAATTGTCGAGCGAGAGCATACTTCAATTGCTGTCCGGCCTTGGCGTACTGATCGTCAAGCTGCGGCAGCGCGAATTCATTGTAGGCTCGCGCCTGGCTCCCATAGAAGTCCGGCGTGAAGCCGGCGAAGGCACCCGCGACCTTGCGCTTGCCCTCAGTGATCCGCTTTTGACGGAGCGCTTCTTCCTGCGCGCTGTTGTCGTCGGGACCGCCGCCGCCCATGAACCCCATGATCTACCTCCAGGTGAACATCTTGTAGTCCTCACCATGCCGGCCGTAGCCGACCAGGTCGCAAGTCTCGACCGCGCCCAGGCGACGCAGCCATTTGTGACCATCGATCTTCTCGGCGAGCGTGATGACATCGATCCGATGCCACTCGTCGTGCAGGCGCGGAAAGTCGCGCAGGATCATCTTGCTGACCTGCCGCATCACTTCTGGCCAGCGATCGGTCGAGAAGCCCCACAACGACCAGACGCCCGGCCGCTCCGGTATGACACCGCAGGCGTAGACCGGCTCGCCATCGGCCGCTGCCGCGATCCAAGCCAGGCTGCTCCGCTGCATCACCGCCGCCGTCAACGCCTCGCGACTATCGCTCCAGCGCAGCGAGAACACTTCTAGCTGGTCGATTGCGCGCATGCGCTGCGCGATGTAGTAGACCGCCTCGAATGTCGGTTTAACCAACATCGGCAAGCTCGTAGTGGATGATGAAATTGGCGAGCCGCGCGGGCGCGGCATCGACACACTCTAGCCGGATGTTCGCGTGCGTGCCGTAGCCGGCGACCGGAACGCGCTGCATGCTCAGCGTCGGCGCATTGATCTCGGCGACCAGTTCGCGCGCCATCGTGTTCAACGGCTCGAAGCCAGCGTAGATTTTCCAGTTCCCCTCGACGACCAGGTCGATCGCGTTCCAGTTCTTGAAGTGCGCCGGCTTCTGCACATCGATCAGCGAAAGCTCGACCGCAAGCAAGCTAGCGTCAATCTCGTCGCCCGTCGGCCCGCCGACCTGGTAAAGCTGATCACCACTCCGACACACCAGCATGTCATCGGCGGTGACGAAATACTCAGGAACGAAGCCCGGCTTGTAGGTCGACCAGGCCGATACCTTCGAGCCGGGGAATTGCGTATAGGCGTAGATGGTGTCGCCGATCGCCAGCCAATAGCGCCCGGCGACCGGCTCGATCACGGCCGGCGACTTCGCCGCCTGCGCCGGCCCGACGGTATGGATCGCGGCGACGATGGTCTCGTCGATCGGCGTGCCGATGTCGTTGACCGCCGCCGCCGTCGAGCTATCGCGCGCTCGCAGGGACCGCACGCCGCTGTCACTGAGATAAAAAACGTCTGCATCTCCGAATTGCTCGACCGACGGCGGCGACACCAGGCCAGTGTTCCGCAAGACCTGCTTCTGCACGTTCAACCCCGGATCGACATCGAGCGTCCATATCTGCACATTGCGGCGGGCGAACACGGCGACGCCGTTGTAGTAGCGCTCCAGCGCGAGAAGCGTCTGCGACTGGCCGTCCTGATTGACCATGTTGATGAAACCGGCGCCGGTCACATCGGTTTTCCATTGCGTCGGCTCCTCGACGCCGGAGTAGTGCAAGACGCTCTCAGAGGTCGAGTACATCTTGGTATTGATCGTCTTGACGAAGGCACCAGGCTGAAACTCGCTGGCATCGAAGCCGGCGGTCAGCGTGAAGGACGCCGGCAGGATGGTGATGTCGCCGGTCGATTGAACCTCGACGCTGCGCCCGTTGGCATCGGCGCCCGGCAGATCGGTGACGATATTGATGGTCGTGCCGCTGCGCGTCGCCGTGTACTCCGGCGCCGACACATGCGCGTTGATGCTGTCGACGATGCTCTGCGCCGTCTCCTCATTACCGCCGGCCCAGGCGATCGGACCATTCGTGATCTCGACGCCGTCGATCTTGATCGACGTGATCTGCGACGCCGCGACGCCGCCGGTAATGGTGCCGACGTTGGCGATCGTGATGTTAGGACCGTTGTCGGTCGTGACGATCGCCTTGCCGTTGTCGATCGTGTCGTTGGTCTTGCGGATCAACCGGATCACGCCTAGCGAGCTTTCGGCGGTGTAGGCCGACGGCGCGTTGCCGCCCGCGAAGGCGACGAAGGCGCCAAAGGTCATCTGTGCGGCGGTGCCAGTTTTCGACGCCACGACCAGCTTACCGTTGTCGACATTCGTGTGCGCCTTGGCCGTCAGCGTGATCACGCCGGCCGCCGCTGCCGCCGTGTAGGGCGACGCCGCGTTGGCGGTGATGTTGGCGGCGACGGCGGCAGCGGTGACGGCGATGCTGGTGTTGAACGGGACCGGCGCCGTCAGAAGATTAGGCGCGGTCAACGCGCCGATCTGCACCGCCGTTACCACGCCGCCGGCAGCGGCGGCGGTGATCGTGAAAGAGCCGACCGCCAGCGCGCCGACCAGGTTGGCGTTGATGTTGTTCACGACATCGGTCGCCGTCGTCGCGACATCCGTGTTGAACGGGACGTTGCCTGAAAGCAGGTTCTCGTCGAGACCGCTGCCGATCCGCACGGCGTTGACGATGCCGCCGGCCGCCGCCGCCGTGATCTCGAAGGTGCCGTTGGCCTTGACGCCCGTCACCGTCGTGCCGCCTAGCACCTTGAACTTTCCGCGCGCCCGACCGTCAAACCAATCGGTGACCAGCGCGCCGTCGTAGAAGTGTGCGACCGTGCCGTCGGCGAATTCAGCACTGACATAGAGCTTGCCGTCGAAGATGTCGTAGGACGGGACGCGCACCAGGGCGCTGCCGCCCGACGGATCGACAAGCTGCTGGTAGCCAAGCACGGCATCGAGACCGCCTGGCCTGGCGCCGCTGCCGAACACGTAGAACTTCCCTAGCAGCGATGCCAGGCCGACCGTGCCGGCGACATTGAGCCAAGGAGCGAAGGAACGCCGCTTGCTGATCTCGCCGCCGCGCGTGATGTGGCCGTTCTCGCAGACGCGCAAGCTGGCGGCCGGCGCCGTCATCGGATGACGGCGCTTGTCTAGGCCGGCGGCGAAATTGTCGATGATGACATACGGCATCGCCGTGCCTCCCTAGCGCGGGATCGGCGGCGGCAATCCATAGACCCTCCGGTAGGGATCGATATACACGGCATTTGGCGACAAGCCGCCGACCAGCGGGATCACGTTCCTACGCTTGTCGGAGACTTGCTTCGCCTGCATGCGCTGACGAATGCGCTGCGCGGCTTGTAGCTTGGCATTGGCGTCGGCCATCTTGTTGCGCGCCAGCCATTCCGCCGCCGCGAACAGGATGATCATGTTGTCGTCGAGGATGCAGCGGTCGTTGTCGGCGACGAGCGGCCGATAGGCGAGGTAGCCGTAGATGTAGAGCGTGCGCGGCGATGCCGGCGTCGGCCATACCTCGTACTGTCGCGCGTCGACGATCTGCCATTTCAGGACCGGATCGGAGCGATCGGTGTCGCCGAAGGCGTTGCGATCCTCGAAGTCGATGCCGTAGCCGACCGGCGTGTAGTAGTCGTTGTACTTGTCCCAAAGCTGCCGAACATCCTCGACGAGGAGATCAGCCGGCCAGGAGTAGATACGTTCGCCCGCCAGCAACGGCTCCGTCCGATAGATACGGAGCATCGGCCAGTCGAAGTCGTTGTAGAGCGTTTCCTGCACGCGATCGAGCGCGTGCTTCACATGCTCGCGCGTCTGCTGACCCTGCGCCAATTGGATCGACTGCCCGGTCTCCAGCCGGAATTTCTGCACCATCTCGCTGAGGGTCGTGTCACGCATGCGCTAGTCCAGCGGCGTCGCCTGCGGCGCAAGTTCACCGCGCGCCTCGATCTCCTGGCGCTCCTGCTCCATCTCGACCAGCGCTTCGACTTCCGCAATGGTGCGGGGAAACTGCGGCGCCAGGCCGGGGAACAGCTTGTCGATCAGTTCGCCGTAGCGCGGGTAGGTTTTGAGCAGGCGAATGCGCTCGCTGACCGCGCCGACCGGCTTCTCACCGTCCTTCACGACGTTGTAGACGGCGTCGTTGCCATTGTGAATTCGACGCAGCACGACGATCTCCGGCGCCGTCACGCCGGTCCTGTAAACCTCATTCATGGCGTCGCCATTGAGACGGACCAGGCAGGTCGCCGTCTCCATCATCGGCGCCTTCGGAAAAGAAGGCGGCGTTGCCGCCGCCTCATCAGGAAGCAAGTCCAGGGTTGCTTTTGCCACGTTAGCTCCTACGGGACTGCCGCGATGCTCTGGTAGACACCGTGACAATTGAGTTGGTCGGCCACGACGACACCAGTGAGGGTGACGGCGCGGTAATAGACGTACTTGTTCTCCGGTCGCGCGGGCGCGTGCTGCTTCATCCACTCATCGTCCATCGCTTCCAAGTAGAGATGCTTCGGATCGATGAAGTAGCAGTAGCGGGTCTGCGCGAGGTCATCGAGCGTCGGGTCATACTTGAACGTGCCGACGCCGCGCATCGAGATGTCGGACATCCCGATGTCATTCTTGCCGTTGTTCACGAAGCCGGTCTGTGTGTAGACGCCTTTCTCGAAAACCTCGGCTTCGAGGTCGGCGAGGAAGCCGCTGCCCGCGAGCAGGAGCGACGGGCGCCCGCCGTAGCGGCGAAGCTGCCGGACTTCGGCGCGCAGCGTCTTGGTCAAGGTCTGATCGCTGAGGTCGGCTTGGATCGCGGCCGGCGCGCGGTTGCGCCACCAGGTCACGGTGCGACGGTCGAGACCGCCGGTCAGGCCGACCGATGGCGTCGTCGTGATGAACGCCTTGACGCCAGCGATAGCCTTCGGATCGGCGGTGCCGTCACCCCAAAGCTGGCCGTTCAACGACCGGCTCGTGCCTTCGCCCATATCTTCGAGCTTATCTTCGAGCAGGTTCACCAGGCGCGTCATCTCGGCCTGGTCGTGGTTGGTCGTGTTCTCGCCGGTCGTGCTATCGGTGACCGACGTGCCGTTGATCTTGAGTTCGGTCCCGGTGATGACGATGCCGCAATGCTCCTCCTTCCAAGGATAGAACACCCGCTTGATGTTCGCCGGGTTAGCGTAGGTGACGGTATCGTCGTGCGTATAGCCGACCATCTGTGACGTGTAGTCACCCTTCACAGGGAGATCGACGTTGCCCTTGCCGCCTGGGAAGGTTTTCTTGGCGCTGACCATCGCGTCGAGCAGCGGCTTGTCCTGAATGGTCTGTAGGAATGGCTGACGCTTGATGTAGAAATCGAGCGCCGCGTTCGCGATGTTCGCGAGTTCGCCGGCTGTGAATGCCATCTGACCCTCTATTGGTTGAAACGGTAGCGGCCATCCAACCCTTGCTGCGCGGCCTCGCGCAGGTTCTTGGGCGGCGGCGGTGCTACGTTGTTCGGTGACGGACTGCTCGCGCTCGACGGCTGTCGCGGCGTAGCCGCTGGCCTCGGAGCGTAGCCGGCTAGGACATCATTCACGCGCTTGTAGGCGCGATCGAGGACGCTGACAGCGGCCTCCGGTGTCCTTGGCTGGCCCTCCTGCGCCAGGATGGCTCGCGCCGCGTCTTGCACCATCGGACGCTTGCGCTCGAAGTCAGGGTCTCTGGCAATGATGCTGCTTTCCCAGGTTGCCGCTGCACCACGATTACGCTCGACCGCTGTGCTGGCGACTGTCGCTTCTGTCGTCTTGGACGCCCGGCTTGCTGCCTCGTCGGACAGCCGTGCGCGCACGCGGGCTTGTGCGAGTTCCCGCGCGCTCTGCTCATCCATGAACCCCTGGTCGACCTTCTCAGCCAGGTCGTCGGGCAAGGTGTGACCGGCCCGCTTCTGTAGCTCTCGATAGATTGGCTCCAATCTTTCGAGCGCAGAGAGCGGATCGGTTTTCATGCGAGCGATCAGATCGTAGGCGACGACCATGTCATCGGCCGTGATGCCAAACTGATCCATGTAGGCGGTGATCTTCCCGTACTGTTCGGCCGGGGCGCGAAGCTCCTCGACCTGCTTGCTCGCCGTCTGGTAGTCGGCGGTCAGCTTCTTCCAACGGGGATGATCGTTGAAGGGCGGCGGCTGTTCGGCATCAGCGGCACCTTCCTTGCTTTCGCCTCCGGGCTTCTTCGCCTGGGTTACTTGCGCGGTCGGCGCCGCTGCGCCGTTGGCCCGCTCGCTAGGAGCGGGCGCAGCCTTGCCATTGCCCTGATCTGATGGAGCGGACGGGCGCTCCGTCGCGGTCTTGGTGACAGCCGCCGTCGCGACCTTCATCAGTTCCGCATGCACGTCGAGAGGTTTGTCGCCTGGCGAAGGCGACGAAGGCTCAGCCGATGTACTCGGTGCAGACGCAGGGGTCGTCGCGGACGGATCGACCGTCGTCGAAGCCGCCGCTGGCGTGCTTGTCTGCTCAGTTTCCGGTGCCGAAGCCGGCTCGTCGGGCATGTTCAACCCCTGTCCCTTGTTCGCGTCATACTCCTGTCGGGTAACAAACTCAACACTAACCCGACAAATTGATCACGCCGCTCCTCGCTGCGCGACTGACGGCGGCACCGCTACCTGCGGTCGCGTGCGCGGAATTGTCGTCGGCGGTGCAGCGTTCGCGGCGGCGCCTTGACCAGGCTGCGGCGCGTTGTTGGCGCCCTGCGCGCCCTCGGCGGGCTTGCCACCGCCCGGTCGCGGCGCGCCGGCACTCTCCGGCTGCGCCGAACCGCCCGCCATCGTGTTCTGCGCGACGATCGACGGGATGTTCTGTGCCATCGCGTCGGTCAGGTCCATGCGATCGTCCATCCGGCGCAACACTTGCTGCGCCAGCCACATCGGATTGATGCCGGGGATTTGGATCAGGTAGGGCAGGATCATATTCATATTCTGCATCTCCTGCGCCTTGTTCGGGCGGCCCGACGATCCGGCCTCGACTTCGACGTAGAATTCCGACGCGATGTCGGCCTTGCTCATCTGCGGCCAGATGGCACCCGGCCCGGCAATCTGCTGCACGGTCGGCAGCGTCAATTCGATCATGCAGACCTGGCCGCCGGCCCGCGCCATGTCGGAGAGGAAGTCATCGAGGTCGTCGATGTTGGATTGCAGCGACGAGAGCCGGCTGCTCTCCGCGATCGAGCTTTCGGTCGCCGTGCTGTTGCTGGTGCCGCCCAGGTTAGCCTCCTGAGAGCCGACCACGCGCAGCACATCTTGAAAGACCATGTCGGTATTGTAGAGCGCCGGATCGATCGGCGGTCCCTTGTACGCCTGTATCAAGTCCTCGACCTTCTGCCCCGGCGACAACGCGCCAATCTCGATGATGGCGTTGTCGGGGTGAGTTTTCATCGCCGTCTCATCCTCCTCGCTGAGGACGCCGGCCGCGACGATGGTCTTGGGCCGGTTGGCGATCCGATGGCGACGCAGACCCTCGCGGCAGCGGTTGTACTCGCGCTGCGCCGACATAAGCAGGCGCACGTCGCTGACCGGGAACACCTTGGTCTCGTGTTCGCCGTCGTTGAAGGAGAGCGGGAACCAAGGCCAGAAGCGTTCCAGCGCCGGACGCGGCGACGCCGGAGCGCGCAGGTAGTCAGGCCAGCCCTCGCAGACCGTAGAGACCGTGCCGCTCTTGCGCTCGTAAACCTCGTAGACGCAGGCGACGGTCTCGCCGCTGTAGCCGGCCGGCACCGACCCCATCGCTTGCAGCTTGGTCGGACTGACGCCCTGATAACTGTAGGCGGTGTAATTCGACGAGATGTCGATGCCGTAGATTTCCTCGATCTCGCGCGGCGTCAGAACATATTCCTGCGACACCCGGTTGCAGCCGATGAACCCCTTCAATTGCTTGCAGCGGCGATCGGGGATGACCGACCACGACGCCGGGTAGTCGATCGTCAACCCTTCACGGATCAGAAGGTCTGGCTCCGATTGAAGGGCATCCATCGTCTTGCGTATCTCCTCCATCTCGGCACTCGCCGGATTGAGCTTGTCGTCGGCCACGTCGGCGACGAGCGCCTGTAAGTGTGCCATGCGCTCGCTGGCGTCGGCGATGCCCTGCACGACTTCGGGCTTGGTCTCCATCACCCGCTGAAAGCCGATCTTCGCGTAGGAGACGCCGCACGTGATCGCGCGCCGCACCGCCTGCTTCATCTGATACTTGAACGGCTGCACCTGCTCGTCGGTGTAGTAGGTGAAAACGATCTCCAGGGTGCGCGCCAAGTTCTCGTACATCTTGCGCTGCGACATGCCCTGCTGAATGTCGGCAAGCGTCTGCACCGCCTGCTGCGTCGCCTGCACCTGTTGCGGCGCCATCATCGGCGGCGCGCCTGGCGCTGCGCCGCCGGTCGCCGCTACCGCCGCCCCTTGCTGCACGGTCTGCATCGCCAGCATCGCCGACTGCGGATTTTCATCCCATACCGCGAAGTCGAGCCGCTTCTTGCGGCGGGCGACGAAAGTCGGGTTCTTGGCGTAAAGCGCGCTGACGCGCTGGTTGACATGCCGCTGCACGATGTTCGCGGTGTAGCGGTCGTCGCTCCAGCCTTGCTGGTCCGGCCATTGCCAGCCGCGCGCGAAGTCCATGTCGACGCGCATTTGCTTGAAGTCCGCCTCGAAGTGTGCCTTGTCGAGCTTCACTTCCTGCATCAGCTTGGCAACGCCCTGGCGCCGGCTCTCCGGTATGTCGGGCGGCTCGCGCTGCACCTTCGAGCGCCCATCGATCGGCGCCGCCGCGTCCGGCGTCAGCGCGGGCGACATGCCGCTGGCATCCGGTAGCGGCGCCATGTCACCCGGCGGCATCGGCATCGCGCCGCTCATCGGCATCTCTGGTCCGATCGCCATCTAAAACCCCTGGTGTTGCACGACGCGGCGTTCCTTCGCCCGCGTCGCATGCTTCAAGGCGCCGAAAGTGCCGTCGGCGTAGGGCGACGCTTCGCGCGTGCGCGCCGACGCCCGGTTTTGCAGATTGAGACCGCGCCCCAACAACGAGATGAAATCGACGAAGTCGTCGCGCAGCGCGTTCGGGAAGCCGAATAGCTCCTCGACGGCGTCGCCATACCAGCCGGCGAAGATCGGGAGATGCACCTTCCCCATCGACATCCGGCCTTGGATCGCCTGCGCCCGCGCCATCTTGTCTTTCGTCGAGACAAGCTGATGGATCGCGCAGTAGGTGCCGCTCTCCAGCATGCGCTGCCGCAGGAACGGCTCGATCGAGCGGAAGATTTGATCCTTCTCGGCCCACCACAGGAGCGGCCCGCGCGCGAAGTAGCTGAGCATCGCTTCGACGACGATCGAGGTCTGCGCCCGCCGCCAGAAGATGTCGGGCAGTATCCACAGGTCGCCGCTCTCGTCGACGCCAGCCAGGCCGAAGCACGACTTGTCGTTGCGCTGCTCCGCCGACGTTGCAAGGTCCGATGCCCCATAGAGCCGCAGGTTGCTAGGCTGATCGCCGCGTCGATAGGGATGGATGCAGGAGGCATTGAAGAAGGCGCCCTCGGACGGCGACGGGCGGCCTTGCCAGATCGCGCTAAAGCTCTCCGGGTTCAGCTTCCGCATGTCCTCCAGGTATTGCTTTGTGAAGCGCTCCGGCCACAGCGGCTCGCCCGGCTTGCGGTCGAGGATGTCACCCTCGTCGGCGAGCGCGGGGATGTTGATGACCGTCCATTGCTTCGCCAGTTCGGGATCGTAGCAAGGGTTCTTGGGATCGGTCAGGCGGCCGACGACATCGTCCTCGTGCCAGCGCGTCAGGATGATGATCACCGCTGAGTAGGTGTCCATCAGGCGCGACATTGCGACATCGGTGAACCATGACCAGGTCCGCTCGCGCATCGGCCGGCTGTTGGCCTCGTCGCGGTCCTTGATCATGTCGTCGAGGACCAGCTTGTGTGCGCCGCGTCCGGTGACTGAGCCGCCCCGGCCGACGAAGAAGATCACGCCGCCCTGGTTGGTCTGTAGCCGATCGCTGGCGGCGCTGCCGGTGCCAAGCCGCACGTCGGGAAAAACCTGTTGATAAACCGGCTGCGTCATGACCGACCGCACGTCGCGGCCGAAGTCGAGCGCGAATTCCTCGTTGTAGGTGCCGAAGATGATCGACTGGCGCGGGTTGCGCCCCATCGACCAGGGAATGTACTTGCGCGAGGTCAGTTCGCTTTTGCCGTGACGCGGCGGCATCGAGATGATGACGCGATGGAGCAGCCCCATCTCGACCGCCATCAGCGTCGACGCCAGGAAACTGTGATGACGGTAGGCTTGGTATCGCGAGCGGGAGAGATCATCAGGCGCAGCCACGTCGGCCGACGTGATCTGCGCGAAGGTCAGGAGGTCGCCCTGCGCCCTCTGCAACAACGCCAGGCGCCGCAGCGCCGCGTTGCCGATCTCGGCTTGCGCCTGATACTCCCGCTCGACGACATCACTGTGATCCATCGCCTAGCTCAGTGGCCCTCCGTCCGGCGGCGTCTCTGCCGCCAGCTTGGCCTTGGCGGCGTCGATCAGCTTGCGCTCCTCGGCGGTCGACGCCTCGGTCGCGGCCTCCTGCTCGGCGATCATCTGCTCGCGCGTTTTGAGTGTTGGCCCGCCAAGCGGCCCGATCGGAACCTCGCCGCCGCCAACGGCGTCGTCGAGCTTTCGCATCCCCTCTGCCGGCGGTGTCTCAGCCGGCGCGCCCTGTGTCGTATCGTCCATGCTTCTCTCCTCTATGGTGCAGCCGCCACGTAGGCGGTCGTGCCGGTCGTGATGATGGTCGTCTGCGCGTTGATCGCGGTGACGAAGGCCGCGTCGGTCACGTAGGCGCCGCGCTCCTGCCCGGCATTGAGCGCGATCAGGGTGTCGGAAGCGACCTTTAGCCGCTGCCGGATGTCTCGCTTGGTATCAGCCATTACTCTGTCCCTCCTTTCTAGGGTTCGGCGTCAGGGTAGGCGGCAAGATCGGCTTCGATGTCGGCCGCGTTCTTTTGCAGCTTGTCGAGGAATTCGGCGTCGAGCATCGAGCCTTGCGCCCAGGCGGCGCCGTAGAAACCGATGTCCTCGCTGTTGGTCTTGACGCGCTGCCGGATGTCGCGTTGCGTCTTGGGCGGCTCTACAGGGTCAGCCATGATTACTCTCCTAACCTGTCGGTTCGCCAATCGACGGGCGCTGAAACGGATAGACGCTGCAAGTGCCGTTCGGCCCATTGCTCCATTCACCGCCCGCCCCCTCGCAGATGTCGCGCCAGAACAGGCCATCGACGGTTTTCGAGCGCTGGCCGTAGCGGTCGGCGGCACTGTGCTTCGGATCGTAAGGCTCGCGCATGTGGTCGTTGCGAGCGCAGCCGCTCAGCGAAAACACGATGACGATGCAGACGATCAGCCACGCCAAGGCGGCGGCGCCGACCTGAAACCACGTCAGTTCGAATTCGGGCTTCAATTGATCACCTGTACTTTCACGCGGCCGAACCAATCGGCGGTCACGGTGATGCCGACCGCCTGCGTTCCCTTGTTGGTAATCCAGAAGGCTGAGTTTGACATATGATGGTGAACCTGCGTCGCGTCGCACCACAGGCCGCCGCCCGCGCCGGAATTGACGTTGGAGAAAAGCACGTTGACGACATCGCCGACCGCGTAGCCGGCATTGATGATCTTGCAGATGATGTACATCCACACATCGTCAGGCCGGACGCCCAACAGATGATTGGTGATCGTGTCGGTGCTTAGGACTAACGTCCAATCCGGCGTGATGAAAGAACGCTTGCCTCGGAAGAAGAAGCGCGCGTCGGCGACGCTGCCAAGGATCAGAGTGCCGGCGTCGCCCGGCGTCGGCAGGTTCAAGGTGACCAGCGGCGTCGCCTTCGAGACGCAGCGGTCGGCACCCTGCGCGTTGAAGGCGAGAACGCCTGCGCCCGGCGCCGACATGACTTCGATCTTCCAACCGTCGACCAGGCCGGCGCTCGCCGGGATGGTGATGATGCAGCCGCCGGCCGCCGTGTAGATGAACGTCTTGCCGTTGTCGGCAAGAGCCGGCGCATGCGCGGCACCAGCGATGATCGAAGCACCGCCGGATGGCGCCGCGCCGTTGGCCGCCGCCGTGACGTGGCCCTTCTGATCGACCGTGATGTTGGCATTCGTGTAGGCACCCGGCGCGACGGCGGTGTCAGCATGCCCGATGGTCCGGTTGGCGCTGAGATCACCGCCGCCGGTAATCGGCGCGGTGACGCCGACGGTGCGCGAGGTCGGCACGGCGCCAATGTTGGCGAGCAGCCCGGCGGCGTTGTTGATGGTCGTGAGCAGACCGCGCATGTAGGCGGTCGCGTCCGAAATCATCGCGGCGGTGAAGGCGGTCCAGGCCCAGGCTCCGGCATTGGCGATCAGCGACTTGTTGTTGTCGCCGGGATTGGCCGGGACCGGCACCTGGTTGATCGGCGTGTTCGCGATTGCCGTGATCCGGCCCTGCTGATCGATGGTCGCGGTCGCTGGCCCGTAGGTGCCAGGCACGACGCCCGGCTGATCGGCCAGGCGCACGGTGCGATCGGCGCTGAGGTCGCCGCCGCCGGTCAACCCGGTGCCGGCGATGATCTGCCGCGTCGTCGGCGGGACGCCGAAGTAGGCTTGTGCCTGCGCGGCGTTGGCGGTGCCGGTCAAGAACGCCTTGGCATAGGCGGTCGCGTCGCTGATCCGCGCGACCAGGAAGGCGAGCCAATTGAAGGCGCCGGCTCCGGTCGCGGTGAGAACCTTGTCGACATCGCCGGCAACCGGCGGCGGCACCGATCCCGACCCTGAGATCAAGCCCTGCACCTGACCAAGGGTCGGCACGTCGGTCGGCGCGACGGCGGCGACGGCGCCCTTGATCGTCTTGCCGGCGGCGGTCCATTTGCCGTCGGCGGTGTCGATCGTCAGCACGTCTTGCAGGACGTAGGCGGTGTGACCGGGATTGACGATCAGACCCTTGCCGGCGACCAGCGGCGGCCCCGGCATGCTGGCGGCGGCGGTCTCCGCTGCGGCTTGCGCGGTCTGCGCGCCCTGCTCGTAGAGGAAGGCCGATGACGCGGCATCGGCGGCGGTCGCAGCATCGGTCGCGCTCGACGCCGCATGCGTCGCGGAGGTCGCGGCATCGTCGGCGGCGGCTTGCGCGCTGAGCGCAGCGGCTTCGGCCGCCGCAACCGAGTTCGCTTCGGCCTCGCTCATCACCGCCAGCACGCTATCGTCGAGACTGTCGGCGGTGACGACGCCATTGACCAGGCCGCCGTCGTCGCGCTGGATCAGCGCGAGCCGTTCCTGCAAGAGGTTGATGCCGTCGTTGCTCTGATCGTAGTCGGCGCCGATCCAATCCGCCGGCAGCGGCGCCGTCGGATGATCGGTCTGCCATTGAACGTAGTCGTAGAGCCGCGTGATTGGCGTTGGGACCGGCGGCGGTACGTCGAGAACCGAAGGCGCGTCGTCTGGCATGTGTCGACCCCCCGTCGGCTTGCGGCTATAGCACCATCTCGACACAAAGGGAAGTAGCGCGCCCCGTCGGGTAGGTGTAGCTTTCTGGCGGGACGCTTCGGTTGAGGCGTCGGCGACAACCTGTCGGCACACCCGACGGGTCGGCGCAGACCGGGCGGAGCGTCCCACCTGACCTGGAGATTGCGACCATGAACGACGAGGGAAACTGCGCCGCCGTGCGCGCGGGCCGCTGCCCCGACTGCGGCGACGAGCAGATGATCGCCGGCCCTTGGGGCGGCGCTTCCCGCAACCTCTACTGCGCGGTTTGCCTAAGCGCCTGGTGCGCGCATGGGATCAAGTACGGCGTGATCTCGGTGCAGCCGGTCGGCAAGATCACGCGCGACGTGATCGAATGGGCGAAGCGCGTCTACCACGACGAGCGATGGCACGGCAGCAAACAGCGCTGACGCTTGGAGGAGATCGATGGCCTACAGGCTACGTGAAACACGGATCATCGCATCGAGCGAGCTACGCGACGCCAACGGCAAGCGAGCAGAAGTTCTCACCTACGCCGTTCGCAAACTCGGCGACACCTGGCACTACAAGACCGCCGTCATCGGTTGGAAGGGCGAGGAAGGCCGCGCCTGGTTCGGCGAGTGGCCGGACCAGGAGGCGGCTGAGCGCGGCCACGACGACACCTGTCTCAAAATCCACAACGACCAGGGTGTCACGCTGCAATGACGCCGGAGCGCTTCGAGTTCCTATTTAATTGGACGCTCGACGCCAGCGGCGCGCTCTGGCTCGGCATCGCCATCGGTAGAGGCTGGTGGTGGGGACCGCCACTCGGCTACATGATTGGCCGCTGGTCCGGCGTCCACTTCACCCGCTGGCTACGCCGCCGCCAGCACGACCATCTACAACGCATGATGCAGGAGCTATCGGAATGAGACGCTACGACCACGAGCCGAAGCCAGGTGCCTACGGCGTCTGCGAGCGCTGCGGCGATCCGGCGACGCACCCCGGCCCGTTTGAGCAGGCGAAGCCCGAAGATCGTCTCGGCGATGCCCCGGTGCAGGCCGACTACCAGAAAATGATGACCGCCATCATGCAAGGCATCGACGAGCTTCTAAATCCCGACAAGGAGACCAAGGGCCGCGCGACCGGCATCCTGATCATGATGTTCCCCTACGGCGACCACAGCGGGCGCTGCAATTATATGAGCAACGGCGCCGACCGGCGCGGTGTCGTGATCCTGATGAAAGAGATGATCGCGCGCTTCGAGGGTCAGCCGGACGTGACGGGACGCGCGTGATCTACGTCCTCGAAACCGGCGGCCGGATCGGCATGATGCTGCGCCCGCCGATCGCGCCCAACGAGCTAGGCGAGCTATTCCCCGAAGCCTATCCGGGTTGGACCTTGCTGACCTGCCAGGTGATCGAGCTTGCCGGCCAGCGCTTTCAGATGTTCTACCGCGCCGGCCACGACGGCGAGGTCAATCAGGCGGCATCACAGATCAATCGATCGTGCGGCGACGAGGAATGTATTCACGGCACGGTGATCATGCTATCCGGCCCGCACCTGTTCGACGATGACGTGATCGATAAATTCAGCGACCAGGATTGGGGCAACGCATGATCGACGACAAGACCAGAGCGCTGATCACGGAGCTTAACGACCTGTTCGCGAACGAATGCGATCTCGACGATGCCGACGACGCCTTCCGCGCGGCGTTCGCCTGCGTCGCCGTTGCCCGCACGATCGTAACCGAGATGGTCGGCGGCGAGCGCGCGAAGGTCTGGTTCCAGGCGGTGACGGATCGCGTCGCATGAAAGTCCGCACCTTCACGCCAGCCAAAGGCCCGGAGACCGAAGCGATGCTCGACAAGATGTTCGCCGACACCGCCGGCATGATCGTGATCGCGTTGAAGCCCGACGATCTCGTGCAATGCGTCGCGCTCGACATGGACAGCAGGCAGGCCGCCGAAGTCCTCTACGAGTGCGCGCTGATGTTCAAGAAGGCGAGCAAGGCGTCATGACGGATGCCAAGAAGCGCCCGCTGCAATTGGAGGAGATCGCCGCCGGCCGCCGGATCGAGCAATTCGTGCGCGATCGGCTCGACGCCGGCATGGTGTTGACCATCGTCGTGCTGACGCCGGACGGCGAAAGAGCGAGCATCCACATGGCCTGCAACCCGCCGATGGAGCCGGACGCCAAGGCCGTCATGGATGCCGTGCTGACGGCGTTGAAGGCGGCGCGCGAGGACATGGGATGATCGAAGAAGTCCTCCATCCGACGCTGACCAAGCTGGCCGATGTCGAGCCGCTGCGCGCCTGCGGCTCCTGCTCGCTGTGCTGCAAGCTGGTGCCGGTTGCATCACCGCAAGTCGTGAAGGATGCCGGCGTCTGGTGCGACCATTGTACCAAGCCCGGTTGCGCGATCTACGCGACACGGCCGATGCCGTGCCGGGTCTGGTCCTGCTGCTGGCTGCTCGATGCCAACCTGTCGGAGGTCGACGCGCTGGAGCCGCGCAAATGTCACGTCGTCATCGATCCGGTCTGCGACGAGGTCATCTTCCGCTCGAATTCGACCGGCGAGGAGCAAATCGAGACGGTCGTGCAGATGTGGTGCGATCCGGCCTACCCCGGCGCCTGGCGCTCGCCCGCCGTGCGCGCCGCGATCGACTACTACGGCAAGCGCATGAAGATGGCGACGATCATTCGGTTCAACAACAAGACCGGCTTCCTGGTGCGCCCGCCGTCGCTGTCGCCGACCGGCACCTGGGAGGAGAGCGAGCAGGCGGCACCGATCGACCGCAACGAAATGAGGGACAAATTGAAAGCGCTCGACGGCGGCGACCACGTCTACGGCGAGGCACACCGATGATCCGCCGCCCCGGCAACCGGCCGCTGTTCTACATCCTGCGCGACCACAAGGCGCTGCCGACCGATGACGTGATCAAGTGGGGCCGGATGCTGGAGGACACGAAGGCGCGCACGGTCGCCTGGACGCTCTTTAATAATTCTGAGCCTTGGATCACGCTCGACCGCCAGAAGATGCTCGACCGCGAGGCAGCGCGGGTCGAGCTTGGCTTGCGTCCGCACGACATCGAGCAGCTTCGCACGCACTACGCCCGCATCATGGTCTCGACCGTGTTCCTGGGGCTAGATCACCGATGGGACAGCGGTCCGCCGCTGCTGTTCGAGAGCATGTGCTTCAACGGTCCCTTGGATGAAGCGCAGGAGCGCTACACGACCTGGGAGCAGGCGAAGAAGGGTCACAGTGAAATGGTCGAGGCAGTCAAGAACGCGATGGTCGAGGAGGCGGTGAAGGCGCGATGAAGAAACAACCGGGCATGAAGGCACTGGCGCGGCGCCTGCGGACCGCCCGCATCGAAGCCGGGATCGAGACCAGCGAGGCGGCGGCCAGGATGATTGGGGTGAGGAGTGGTGTCTACTATCGCCACGAGAACGCGCAGTCGATGCCGACGATCACGCACGCGGCGAAGTACGCCAAGGCGTTCGGGGTGTCGGCGTGCTGGCTGGCATTCGGCCTGTCATGATCACCTTGAAGGTCAAGCCGTCCTGGTCGATCCGCGCCGCCAAGCTGTTCGCGCCCGGCAGCGAGATCGTGCTGATCCGCTTCGCCGACGACTTCGAGAGCGTCGAGATCGTACATGACAACAGGATGTCGTCGCGCGCCCTGCTCGAAGCGGCGCAAATGGCACTGGCTCGCGTGATAGGGAGAGTGTCGTGAGCAAGAAGATGGTCGTGAAGGTGCAGACGCCGATCGTCAGCAACGCACCGAACCCGCCGGCGATGGTCTACGACCAGACGCGCAAGTTCCAGATGTTCATCGAGAAGAAAGACCTGCCCGACTGGAATTGGATCGTCGAGCGCGGCGGCAAGGCGTTCTACCTGGCGAGGATCAGCGACGACGGGATCACGCTGATCCGGCGCGTCAGCGACCGCACATGGTGAAGCAGCCGGGCAATAGCAGCGGCCGGATCGCCAACAAGCGAAAGCCGTTCGGCGCGCACGGCATCGATGATGCCATCGACGAGGGAGCCAGGATCAACCAGCGTCATCCCGGCTCGCTGCGCGCGACGCGGCGGGCGATCGAGAAGCTGTTGAAGAAGCTGCGGCGGCTTCAAGAGCATTGAGCGCTCGCACGACCAGGGCGGCATTCTCCTCGCTGTAGCAGACGGCAACGCGGTGCCGGCCGTAGATGTTATCCGGTTTTTCGCGATCACCGATGTCCCATATTTCCGGCGGCAGCGACTTGAAGCTGACGCCGCCCTCGTGGCGATGACTGTAGTAACGGTCCATGTCGGCCTCCTCACAATCGATCAGACGATAAGGCTGTTACTCGCCAGTGTGCAATAGGATTGAAAGCCTGCGTGGAATTTTTCTCGGTCAACCATATAACCAATCAGCACGCGCGTTCGGGGTGACCGGGGTGGGCGGGTTGCGAGCGCCGGCCACGACACGGCGCGGCCGGCGCGCAGCGCGCTGCCTGCGCGCCCCTGCCCGCCAAGGAGGAGGCAGCGCCGCCCCTCCCTCACTGTGACAGTGCGGCGCTGGATTGCGTTCCTAGTGGGATCAACGGGTTAGCTCAGCGGATCGGGCGCTAGTGTCCGCTCCCATGCCTCTAGTCTGGCCTGACCGACGGCGGCAAGGCGCTCTAGCTCGCTCCTCGACATCTCTGCTAGTGCCTTGCCGGGTTGCGGCGCGCCAGGCGCGAACGCTCCCGCTTCTGGTGTCCCGGTGAGGTAGTAGCCGGCAAGCTCAGCAGCAAACCGCGTCGCCTGCACCAATTCGCGGAGCTTAGCATCGGGCCGCGCCATTTCCTCACGAATGCGGAACAGCCCGAAGGGAACAAGCTGCGCCGCAGCGTAGGCGCGCTGTAGCTCGATGACGGCGGCAGCGAAGATCGGTTCCCGCAGCCATCGCCTGACGGTCTCGACATCGAGCGCCAGGCGCCGCGCGATCTGCGAAGCCCACAACCCATGATAGACCATCAGTTCAACCGCCCCTAGCTGTGCGTCCGTCAGGCGGTCGAGCGCTCGCAAGTCGCCAGCACCAGGCCCAACCCCGCGCCGGTTCGCCGCAGCCACTCGCCGCAGCGCCAGCCCTGTGTGATCCGTCATCGCCGGTCCCTCCTCCGCACTGGCTTACTGCCGGCCGCAGGTCGACTGCAAGCGTTCTCGTCTGTTCTAGGGGTGTGACACTTCGGAGCAAAACTAGTTCCCCTATGAGAGCGCTATATACTCCGCCGCCGCCGCCAAGCCAGCATCAGGTCAGCACCAGATCAGACACAGATAGTAGCCCTACACGGGATTGGTTTAGCAAACACTGTCACACCCCTTTTCGAGGTTTTCTGCCGTTTTCTTGCTTCCACACTACTGAGTAAATCCGTTGTTGATTTCTTATTACTCACTCGTGTAAGGTGTCGGTTGCCCGTCGACACGGCGGGCGACACTTAACCGACAGGAGATTGCGACCATGTCCAAGAAGGATTTCCAGCTAATCGCCGAGACGCTGCGCGCTCGCGGCGCTCAGCACCCCATCGCCGTCGCGACCATCGCTCGCGACTTCGCCGACGCTCTCAGGGCGACTAACAGCCGCTTTGACCGCGCCCGCTTCCTTGCTGCCTGCGGCGTGTCGGAGTAGGGCCGATGAACTACGCCGCTCAGCTACTCGTGGCCGTCGCCTTGACCTTCATCGCGACCGCCTGCATCAGCGCTCCCGCTGCCATCGTGCAGACCGTGACCGCTGCCATTGAGGAGGTCGCACCCCATGCGTCACGGTAACGCCCTGATGATCTCCGACGGCGCCAGCAATCCTGCTGGCGTCGCGCGGGCGCTGGTCGACGCGATCGACGAATGCAGGAAGGAGACACCTTACCGCGATCCGCGCGGCGATCCTGCCGTGATGCTGATCACGCACCAGCTAGCGTTCCTGCTCAGCCTGCCAACCTGCGAACGGCTCGACGATTGGGATACCTGGCGCAAGCTCTGCCGGGCGCATGTCGACGCCGCAACGGCCGGGAGGGTTGCAGCATGACGACACCAGACGAGTATTGGCGCCGGCCCTATCGGGCGCGCGTCGAGACTTCGCACTTTAGCGGCACCTTCACTTTCGACAACGAAGCCGACGCCGTCGACTACCTGCACCAGCAATTCGCCCGCGTGCGCCGGATCATTCGCAACGGCGAGTACGGGACATCCTGGGTTAACTTCGACTGCTACCGCTCCTACATCGAAGGCCCGGCCGGGCGCGTCGCCGCTCGCTACGTGCTGTTCGTCGACAAGCTCGAAAGCCATTGAAGGTCGAAACGGGGTGTTAGCTCTGCTAACATCCTGTCGCGGCGTGACGCGCCGCCTGATGATGACCACACCAAGGAGATTGCGACCAATGGCAACGACACGTACTGACCGCCGGACCTATGCCGGCACTGACTTTCGCGGCTGGTTCCGCCGCAAGCTCAAAGACAGCGCGGGAGACATCGCCCGGCATGGCGCCGACGCGGGCTATCCTCACATCACCTACACCAGCGACACCGTGAAAATCTTCGATCGCTTCGGCGCCGAGATTTGGACGATGGCAGTCGAGGACGCGGAAAGCATGGGATGCAAGAACGTCGCCGAGATGATCGCCGGCTTCGGCCGCGCCGACATGCTCGCGGACTTCGACCAATTCAAGAACCTGATGGTGTGGTACGCCTGCGAGAAGGTCGCACACGAGATGGAGGACGGCGACAATGCCTGAATTCATTCTCGACACTGGCAACGAAGCGGGAGCGGCGGCGTTCGCCGCTCTCGACGAATTCACGCGCGGCTATGTGACCTGCATGTTCTTTACTTCGACAGGATCGGGCGACGATGACGATCTAGAGCATGCGACACTGGCAGAGCTAGCGCCGGAGACCTGGACACGGATCGAGACCGATTGCGCGGCGTTCCAGTTCATCGCGCCACACATGCTGACGATGGCATGCGAGCGCGACGGCTACAACGCCGGTCGCGCTGGTCATGACTTCTGGCTGACGCGCAACGGACACGGCGCCGGCTTTTGGGATCGTGACGAGCTAGAGGCGAGCGACCTGGGCGACAAACTCTCGACCATCGCCCGCCGCTTCGGCTCCTGCGACCTGTATCGCGGCGATGATAACAACCTGTACCTGGCATAGGAGATTGCGACCATGACTGACGTTCAACAATACACGCACTACGACGCGCCGACGCGGGCGCAGACCGTGACGATACAATGGGAGCGCGTCGAGGCGCGCGACGATAGCGGCGACACCCCGGAGGAGCGTGACGAAGGCTTCTGGCCGTCCCTCGACAAGGACAAGGCTGGCTATGTCGGGGAGGAGAATGCGGCCCGCTTCGATGAACTTTGCGAGGCGGCCGACGCGCGCTTCAAGGGTTGGCGCGATGGCGACTGGTACTTTATCGGCGTCGCCGCGCGGGCGCATATCAGCATCCCCATCGGCAGCGGATCGTTCCGCACCATCACTATCGATAGCGGCGGCTTGTGGGGGATCGAGAGCGACGCAGGCGACTACCTCGACGAGGTATTCGAGGAGGAGAAGGCCAGCCTGCTCGCTGAGCTTGCCACGCTTGGCAAGTGGGCGGCTGAGCAGAAAGGAGAAGTGACGTGAATAAGGAGCGACGCGAGCGCCTGCGGAAGGCGATGGCTGCGATCAACGAAGCGCTGGCGGGACAGATCGAGGAGGTCACCGCCGTCGCCGACGAGGAGCAGGAGGCATTCGACGGCATGCCCGAAGGTCTACAGGCCGGCGAGAAGGGTCAGAAGATGGAGGAGGTCGCGACGCAGCTACGCGACGCTGCGGAGGCTCTAGAGCAGGCCCGCGACGATCTTGACACGGCGGTCACGGAGGCATGCGAATGAGCGGCCACTTCAACGGCATGCGGAAGATCGACCGCCCGCTCTACACCTGGGCGCGCGTGATCGCCGTCGCCCTCGGCTTCCTTCTGATCTACTGGCTGACGAGCAGATAGGTCGAAACGCGCGCCAGGAGGTCGCGCGTAGCACCGTGATGCGGTGCCTGACGAGACCGGCGAGCGAGAGCGAGCCAGACCAGGGAGACCGACGATGGTAGTGCAGCGACGCGATTGGAAGGACATCCTAACGGATCGTCGACGCCATCAGAAGCCAACGGAGCCGACGGTCATGATCCCGCGCTGCCGCTGGTGCAAGCGGAAGCTAGAGCGGGCGACGGTCTACATCCACATCGCGCCGGAGTGGCAGGCGACGGACACGGTCGCGACGGTTCGCTACATGGAGCGGATCAAGGCTGGCGAGGTCGTCAGCTTCGATCGCGGCTACTACCCTGGTCAATCGATCCATACGCCAGCGAGCGAGCGCCCGATTGTCGGGGTCAGAGTATGGGACGGCAAGAGCTACAGAGGGAAGCCGGCGCGCCTGCCGATATTCTGCAAGCCGGCCTGCGGCGTCGAATTCGCGCTCGACGCGCACCAGCATGGACATAGAAGGAGAAGCTAGATGCCGAAGCTAAGGAACGTGACGGCTCACGAAATCGCTGAGGCCGTCAATGCCGCCGAAGATGTCAGCGCGATCTGCACTGGCATCGTCGGGCGCGTGCAGCAAGGCTATTGCGACGAGGTCGACGAGCCGGTCACGGTCGCGTCGTCGCTGCTATCGGCCAGCCGGTCGCTGGCTGACCTGGCGCACGCGATGCTGATCAAGGGACGGCTGCAAGAGCAGAAGGCGACGCTAGAGCGCACGCTGCGGAGCAGATCATGAAATGGTCCTGGTCCTGCGGCCACGAAGCGAGCGAGTGCTGCGCCGAATGCCATCGCCTGCTTTCGGTCAAATCGACGACGATGGTCGAGATCATCGACGACCTGATCGACGACCTGCGGCGACGCGGGCTTAACGAGAAGGCCGACGCCATCGGTCGCAAGCTGAATGAGGCACTACGATGAAACCCGCCGAATTCACGACGCTAGGGACCGCCGCCTTCGGCGAGCGCTGGCGTACCGCCCTGGCCGGCGCCATCGGCAAGTCGCGCGAGATGGTCTATCAGTACGAGCGCGGCAAGTACCCGATCCCCGACGATGTCGCCGTCAATATCCGCAAGGTCTGCGCCAAGCGGATCGAGAAGCGGATCGCGGACCTACAGGCGACGCTCCTGCGCTGCGAGCTTGCGGCCTGAATTCCCTACCTGCTGCATAGACTAATCGTCGTCGTCGCCTGCCTCGCCGGCCGGGTCGAGATAGGTGACGCCGATGCCTCTCTCGACCTTGTCGTCGCGCAGCCATAGGCCGCGCACGCGATGCCGGTACTTCCCTGTCCTGTAGGTCTGGAACCCCATCTGCTCCATCACGGCGCGGAAGCGGCCGATGCTATGGATGTAGCGGGTGTCGCCGAAGTGGATCGCGTGATAGGAGCGGAAGGCGCTGTAGAAGTCGTTGACCGTGTCGCCGTTGGCGGCGCCCTCCTTCGGAGCGACGCGCGTGCAGGCGGCTTCGATGAATTCGATCTCCGGCGCGTTGCTGCTGATCCAGATCGCCTGCGCGTCGACGCCGGCTCTCGACGGCAGGATGTAGCTGCGGCTGATGACGCCGGAAAGTGCTGAAAGCATGCGGTTTAAGATCCCGCTCATCTCTTTTCGATCTGACCAGATCGACGGCCAGGGCGAGTGCTGGCGCTCCTCTCGCTTGTATTGCCGGCGGAATTCCATCACCAGCGCGCGGTCGCGCGTTCCCTCGCTGAGGTCGGCGGTCGACGGCCAGGAGTTACAGAGGATCACAGGGAAGGTGCAGCAATTGAAGTTCACGTCGTTGACGTACTTCTTGGCGGCGTTGATCTGCTTGGCCTCGCTGATCATCTTCAAGGGACCGTCGGGTAGCACCGCCTGATAGTTCATGTCGTCGTCGAGAAAGAGCAGCTTGCCCTCTAGCTCCGAGAGCGCGAAGCGGTCGGTTTTCAGGTTCTCGATCCGGCCGGCTTGCACCGTGCCGGGCGGTAGCATCGCGCGCACGGTCATCAGCAGCCGCGTCTTGCCGTTGTGGCCGCTGCCCTTGCAGATCAGGTAGCAGCGCGCGTCGCGCCAGGGTGTCAGCGCGTAGCCCATCGCTTCGAGCAGCATGCGCTCGTTGTCGGCCTGGTCGTAGACGTGCAGCATGCGGCCCGGTCCCTGCCGGACGCTGGTGTCGCCGTTGACGAGCCGCTGCGCGGTCGCGGCGTAGTCGTCATCGCCAGCGCGCACGATGTAGTAGGTCTCGCTGAGGACATCGGCGAAGGCGGCGTCGAAACGCGGGCAGACGCTTCGCGGATCGTAGTCGACATCGCAGCAGTAGGTGAGCAGGTCATCGGGATCGTGCGGCTTGAAGATGATGCCGCCATCGGCGGTCGAGATCAGGATCGTGCCGTTGGCGAGATTGAGGATCGGGCGCAGCGCCATCTCCGGCCGCAGCAGCGGTGAGAGCCGGTCGTGTACTTCGGCTTCGAGCAAGCCCATCGCTTGCGTGACGGCGGTGTTCACGTTCTGCGGCCTGGCGTCGCCGATGCTCATCATCAGCGCCGGTTGATCGAGCGCGACGTGCTGCATGTCCTTCTTGATCAGGTTGGCGTCGATCCGGTCCCAGGCTTTGCCGCCGTAGCGCCACCAGGCGGCGTTGTGGAAGGCGAGCTTGCCGAGACCGTAGAGACCGCGCACGGCATCGGCCAGGCGGCGCGGGACATCGTAGGTCCGGTCCATGTCGCGCCGTAGCTGCTCGAATGTCATCTGCTTGCGGAGGGTTTTCAGGCTGATCCCGGTCGCGCCCTTGATCCGGTGCAGGAGATCGTCGACCTGGACAGGCGTCAGGCTGGCGTCGACGATGGCGGTGATCGCCGTCGCGCAGTCGTCGACCGTGCTGTCGGCCGCCAGCAGATCGACGGCGCCGCCGATCTCGACGTAGCCTGGCGCCGTCGGCGCGACTAGCTCGACCGGCGGCGGGTTGACTTCTACGTCAACCTCGTCGTCGTGATCGAAGTCGAGGTCGTAGATCAGCGTGCAGCGCCCGCCGCTCTCCTCCCAGGCTTGCTGCGCCAGCCAGCGAAAGCCGACGTGACAGTGAGCCGGATCGATCCCCTGCCATAGCCTGTCGGCGGTCTCGACCGCCTTCGGGTCGCTGCTCCATTGGCCGCACCAATCGAGCCAGGCGGCATAACCCTCGCCGCTCTTGGCGGTCGCGGCAACGATGGCATGGCCCATCGTCACCCAATACTCGCGCGAGCGCGGATCGTTCGGCCGGATCGGCAGGTAGCGCAGCGCCTCGACGACGGCGTCAATCGAGGAAGCGAGGAGATCGCCGGACGGCGGCGCGTGACCGTTCGCCTTGGTCGGCTTGCGCGGGCGCTGTAGCGGGACGTAGTCGATCGCGCGGAGCGCGGCGGCGATCCTACCAGTGATCGGCGAGTTGCTCATCGGTGACCGTCCTAACGTGTTCTGCGAGCAGGTCCGTGAGGGTCGGTCGACCGTTGACCGCATGCCAGGTGTAGGGCTTGCCGGTTTTGGGGTGAATGCCCTCGATGACGAATTGCTGACCGACGCCTAGAAGCTCGACCGCTGAGGTCTGTCCGGTGAAGGCGTTGGCGAATGCCTGGCGCTCTTTCTTGCGCGCGGTCGCCGGCCGGAACGGGACCAGGAAGCCAGGCGGGCGCCCGATCCTGATGCCGCAGCCGGCGTCGACGATGAACGGCAGCAGCGAGTTATACACAGCCTGCGCGAACGTCTCGTCGAGCGTGTCGACATCGATGGCGTGGATATGTCGAGAATTCAAGCCGATGCCGTATGGCTCCGACGACATGCTGTTATGCCACTTGACAAGTGTTTCACGTGAAACATCGGCGTGCGTCCATCCCTTGAAGCCGATCCAGCCGTCGGCCAGGCGCAGGCCCGGTATCTTCCCTAGCTTGTCGGCGGTGATGTTCGGCCCGGCGTCGACGGAGATCGGCGCGCCCGGCGGGATGATGGGAAGCAGGTCCGAAGTGTGACCGAGATCGGCCCATTTCATGAACCGATTGACGGCAGGATCGAATTCAGCTACGGGAATGTAGGCCATGACATACCTCGTCGTTGGTCACCTGACACTTCCTGGTCGCAATCTCGGAATAGTCAGGACAGCGCCCGCCCTCCCAGGCGGGCGTTGTCGCTTTCAGCGGAAGCCGTAGGACTTTGCAGTCGATGCGGCGCTTTTGCGGCCGGCGTCAGATTGTCGCTTATCAGCAGCGTGAAATTCCTTGGCGACCTTCGCAGGCGGGCAGTCGCCCTTGGCGGCGGCGCGGCCCTTCGGCGTGCTGCACATCGCCATGAACCGTCGCTGCGGTGCGGAGGTCGATGGCATCAGGCGAAGCCGTAGGCGTTGGCCGGATGCAGAGCCGCGCGTTGCCGTCGGCGGCGCGTCGGCGTGAACAGTGAATTGATCCCGGCGTCGACGCTCGCGGCTTGCGGCATCGCCAGCGGCGCCGTCAGCGCGGCGGCGTCAGGCCCGGTGATCGTCTGCGCCGTCGGCGCTGGTGCTGGTGCCGCTGCCGGCGTCGGCTGCGGTATGAAAGCCGCGCCCTCGCCCGGCTGGCCGACGATGGTCTCCGGCCCGCTGACCTTGCGTCGCGCGAGCAGCGTCTTGCCAGCGGAACCGCCGCGCTCCTGGCCGCCGCCGACACCGCCACGTTGATCTGAGCCGGCTACGTGATCGCGTTCGTAGGCCATCTGTCGACCCCCCGTCTGGTCGCGACCCCGACACGCTACTCCGGCCGTCATGGTGTCGCAATAAAAATCCCCGCGCCGATCGCTCGACGCGGGGTGATCATGAGATCAGGAATGCTCAACGCCTAACTTCTGGTAGTAACGCCGTTGCTTGTCAAGTTTTCGCAGCGCCGTCTCCGCTCGATTGGCCTTCCGTTGCCAGGCGGTGATCCGCTCTAGCACCTGACTGTAGCGATCCTGCCGTAGCTGATCGGCGGTCGCCTTCATCTTCGGCTCGCGTTTCAGCTTGCCGTCGAGCCAACCGGACTTGACGACATAGTCGATCATCTCGCGCTCTAGGAACGCATGCCGCCCCATGCTGTCGTGCGCCTTCTCGTTAGGGTGAAGGCGCCAATGGCAATGGTGCGAGACGCTGTGAACGATGCAGCGCCAGCCCTCGTCGGGGTTGACGACGCCGCGATAGATCGACGTGCGACGCCGGCCCGACGTGATCCGCAGCGGTGTCTTGCGCCGCAGCGGTCGCTTCATGGCGAAGCGGTAGAGCAGCTTGACGGCGGTGATCGCCTCGTCGCCATCGAGCTTAGGCAGAGGTCCGTTCGGCCAGGAGCCGTTGACCGACGCATAGCGTCGCTCGCCGGCCCGTTGTTGGGTCGCAATCTCCATAGTCATTCTCCACGATTTACAAGAGCAAGCCGCCTCTCGGCGACGCCTTCATTATACCAGTTCCAATAAACAATGTCAACCCACTTGATTTGCTCGCTTTTTCTCTTGCTCTCTTTTGAGGAAGCATTTCCAGCAATCCTCGCGCCCCGGTGCCATGTCATCTTCGACCTGGTTCTGGCAGAGCGGCCCGGTGTAGAGCCAACGCCCGCACAGGCTGCGCCCCTCGCGGAAGAAGTGTGCCTTGCGCGCCAGGCCCGGCCAGGCCCATCCGTCAACGCTCGACATTGTCGTCATTGTTTCCGTTGATCTCGTAGTGCTGATGAACTTCAACGAAGCAGAACATCACACAGACCGGCTCGATGAACGGCGTGAAGCGGGCGCTGTTGGCGCCGCAGCCGCTCAGCATCAGCGCTAGTAGCAGCCATCGACAAATTGTCATCACTCCCTCCTTCACAACAAGATGTCGGGGGAGTATAGGGTGTTCTGTCGACACCATCCCGACAACACAAAGGGAGGCTTCCCATGTCTAGAGGGTTCCTAGCCTACATCCTGCCGATCGATAGCGACGCGCTTCCGTCGCATCCGATCGCGCCTGGCGGCCCGCCGCCGATCCCGACGCATCCGATCTTCTATCCGCCGGAGGTCACGCATCCGATCGTGATCCCGCCCGACGCGGTCGCGCCCGGCGTGCCGTCGCATCCGATCTATCTGCCGCCGCCTGTGCCGGGCCACCCCATCGTGATCCCGCCGGAGGCTATCGCGCCTGGCGTGCCGACGCATCCGATCTACATTCCGGCGCCGGCACCAGGTCACCCCATCGTGATCCCGCCCGACGCGATCTCGCCAGGCTCGCCGTCGCATCCGATCTACATCCCGGTCGAGCCGTCGCATCCGATCGTGCTGCCGCCCGGCGCCGGCCAAGGCGGCATCATCGTCGTGCCGCCGAGTGATACTGGACAGCCGCCGATCGTCATCCCGGCCAACAAGCTCGAAGCCGTGCGAGCGTTCCTGACCGGCAACCTGCCGCCAGCACCCGGCGGCCCGACGCCGTCGCCAGTCAAGCGGTAACGACCTGAGAGAGCGCCCGCCTAGCGGCTGCTCTCGCTGCTCTC